GGTTAGCTCACCTAACTCTCAGCGGGTTAGCTCACCTAACTCTCAGCGGGTTAGCTCACCTAACTCTCAGCGGGTTAGCTCACCTAACTCTCAGCGGGTTAGCTCACCTAACTCTCAGCGGGTTAGCTCACCTAACTCTCAGCGGGTTAGCCTACCTAACCCCTTATAACGCTACCGGCATGACCGCATGGGCCGGCAGGGGCAGTACGGCTGTACTAGCGTACGGCTGTACTACGGTACGGCTGTACTATAGGTACGGCTGTACTAGCGTACACTTGTACTATAGTACAGGTGTACACGGCGGGAGCTGTGGGGGCGCGGGGCGCCGCCTCGCTGCCGGAGTGGGTGAGGGGGTGCGAGAAGTTGTGTAAGTTTGTGTGTGTGAAAAAGTGCCTTAAGAACCGACCCCCCGCAAGTTCCTAAATTTTTCGGCTTAGGCGTGCGTAAAATTTTGCTTAAAGAACCGGCAGTGCGCATGTCTCAAATTTTTCCAAGCGCAACTTAAAACTTATTAGCTTAGCGCTCCAGGCTTAGTGGAGCGCTGTCGTACCAGCGTTTTACGCCGTGTGGCTTAGGTCGCAGTCGCGGAAGTAGAAGCGATGCCCCGGCACGTTTACCCAGAGGGAGGCGGAGTTGCTCCAGCAGGTCGCGTAGACGCGGCGCCAGCGGCAGTCGCCGCCGTAGAGAGCGGGCTGCGTACCAGTGCTGCCGCTTATGCGTACCAGCCAATCGGTGGCGATCCTGTTGCCGTAGCCCGAGGCGGTGCGGCCGTAGGCGGTCGGCGGCGGGCTTATGCGCTGCTCGTAGGTGAAGTGGTCGGCTAAGTAGAGGAGGGACGTAGACATGGTTGGTAGGGCGAGGGGTAAGTGGGGCTAAGTAGCGCTGCGGCTAAGCAGCGCTGCGGCTAAGTAGCGCTGCGGCTAAGCAGCGCTACGGCTTAGATAGCGGCGAGACACGCCTGCTTAGCGCGGGCGATGCGCTTGGCGGAGTCGCCGCCCCAGAGGGATTCCAGGCGGGCACGGGCACGGTCCAGGTCGGTGGCGCCGCGGCCCAGGTCGTGGGTTTGGTTCTGGGTGATGGCTTGGAGCATGTTCCAGACGGACTTGTCGGCGGTGTCGATGCCGATGCCGGTGCCCTTGCCGTAGTGGGAACGGATGAGGGGGATTTCGGTGAGGTCGTCGAGGGTGCGCTGGCGCTTCTTGCCGCTGTCCTTGTCGGTGACGGGGGTGCTCAGCTTGTCGGCAAAGGTGGCCTCAAGGATGGCGCGGGCCGCCTCGGTGGTGAGGCGCATGGTGGTGAGGGGGCGCAGCTCGGCGAGGTCTTGCTCAAAGCAGCGGTTCTGCAGGTCGATGAGCTGGGGCAGTCGCTTGGCGAACTCCTGCACACCGGAGGTGTGGCGCATCAGCAGGCCCTCGCCAGCCTTGGAGGCTTTGCGGGCGCCCTTGCCGGTGATGTAAGAGATCTGGTTGCTGCAGACCATGCGCATGTCGCTGAAGAACACGCCAAGGCTGCTGCTGCCGTCGAAGCTGTTGAAGGCGTGCAGGTAGCGGCGGATGGTGTCGCCCTCTTTCACCTCACCTTCGATCGCCAGGGATGCGGTCACGATCGTCTTAGCGCCGTGGCGCAGGGTGACGATGTTGTCGATCTTGGCGTCTTCGTGCAGGAAGTCGAAGAGGCCGATGAGCGCTTCGTTCTGAACGGGGGTGTAATTACGACCCACAATGCCCAGGCAGCGGCCGATGTCCTCGCGGACGATCGCCTTGTGGCTGCTTACGCAGCGCCAGTCGGACTCAGGGGCATCGCCGCCGTACTCGACAGCGTTGTCGAATGCGATCGGCTTCGCGCTTACGGCGAAGTCGGCGCCGGCTGCGGCGAAGGCTTGGCGGGGTGTGGCGTCGGGGCCGATGGGCGTACCACCGGCCTGCAGTGCGATCTGCGGCGGCGAGGTGAGCAGGAGGTGGCGGTCACGGCTGTAGCCGCTGGTGATCTCGTGGCGCTGCATCCGTGAGACCCTGCGGGCCTCGGTGGTGTCGGAGTGGGTGGCCTGGTTGGTGAGCAGGTAAGTCACGGTGTTTAAGTGAAGGGGTGGGGGAGCGCTATTGGTGCGCTGTGCAAGTACATTAAGGCATCGCCGCCCACTTAGGCTGGACAGCCAGGCCACGTAAGATTTTGTAACACAGGCTCAGCGGTGAGCGTTCCACCGCCTCTTAGCCGCTTAGCCGCTTAGCGCTTGGCGGAGCAGGCGCAACCCCTTAGGGCCGAAGTCGCGGGCGCTGAGCAGTTGGGCGTCGGTGGCGTTGCGCACGTCATCGACGTAGGTGTAGCCGGCGCGGCGGAGGGCGCCGTAAATGCGCTGCGGTAAGCAGAGGGAGGAGAGCGGGCTGCGCGGATCTTCCGATTCGGGGCTGCTTAGCCAGGACTGGACCGCATTGCCATAGGCGACTAAGCGGTCTTCGTAAGTGGAGGTGGTGGGGATGGTGTAGTAGAGGCTTAGCAGTTGGTGGCGGGTAAGGAGGCGCGGCATAGGTGCTAAGGGGTAAGGGGAGTGGCGGAGCTTAGGCGCTGGGGTGTGAGACTCATGAGTCTCGCCCTGTGGAGGTGCCGCCGCTTACGTCGATCCAGCTGATGCCACGCCACTGCGGTAGGTAACGCTTAGCGGCTTTGTCTTTGGCCTCGGTAAAGCTTACGGCCCACACGCACTGGATTTGGTTAGTGGACTCGATCTGGAACCAGTAACGCTTAAGCTGCGTAAGTTGCAGGTTGGATGCTGTCATAAGTAAGGGGCGGCGTAGGTGCTTGGATGCGTGGAAGCTTAGGCGTCGTGCTTATCGGTCCACTCGGGGCTGAGTTCGACAAGGCCGATGGTATAGGCGGGGAAGAGTTCGGTGGCGGTGGTGTGGGCGTCGCTCTTGGAGCGGGCCAGGATGCCGATGCGGATAAGTGGCGCACCAGGACGGGACGCGCTGCAGGTAAACGGTAGGAGGGTCATAAGCTGCGGCGTGGTAAGGGGTAAGGGGTAAGGGGCAGTTGGGCGGCGTAGCGCTTAGCGCGTGGGTGTGGGGCGGCTTAGGGGTTGTGTGCCGCTGTGGGTGGGGGAGGGGTAGGTGGTGATGCCCCAGGCGAGCAGGGCGATCGTTCCAGCCGTGATTGCGAAGCAGATTACGTCGCAGATTGTGAGGAGTTTGCGGTTCACAGACTTATGCGCAGGCGTACGAGGTGGCGGTTGAATGTGGGGTGAGGCGTGTGCATGAGCACTTGCTCTACATAGATTTCACTTACGCTTAGGTCCGTCAGCTTAGTGAAGGTGTCGAGGAGGTTCTCGATGTCGTTGGCTAGGCGGAGTTTGGCCTCGCGTAAGGCGGCGGTGGGTGTAAGGGGGCGGCGCTCCGGGGTGAGGGGCGTGCCAGGCATGGGGGTGAGACTCATGAGACTAAGTGTGGGTACGTGGTGTGGGGCAGTGCCGCGGCTTAGGCGTCGAGGCTTAGGCGTCGAGGCTTAGGCAGGCGGAGCGAAACTCCTGCCATTCCTTTAGATGGTAATGGTAGCGCAATTCGTGGTAGTTGTTGTTTGCGATGTGAAGTTGCGCATCGGCCAAGGTGTCGAAGGTTTTCATGGACGCGATAAGGTCGTCGATTAAAGACTCTAAGTCTTCGTAGGAATCGCAGGCTTGCAGGGCGTCGCAACCTGAGCAGCTGCCATAACCGAATACAAGAAAGCCGTAGCCGGTATCTGTGCGAAGTAGGACTAGCGCGTCTCCTTGATAAGGATCTGTGTCTGTGTGTACTAAGGGTTTGCCTAAATGGTTGATTATGGGTTCGTAATTGTCAATGCGCTGGTACTTACGCTGAAAGGCGTTTGGATAGAGCTGACGAGCTAAGGACATGAGTAGGTGCGTGCGTAGGACGTTGGGGCGACTTAGTGCCGCGGCTTAGCGCTGCGCGGCTTACGGCTTCATGCTTATCGCCCACTTAGGGGCGCGGGAGTCGTTGCCGAGCTGGCGTTGGCGGATCTTGGAGTCGAGCTTGACGGTGATGCCGTCGCAGGGGAAGGGCAGGGTGGGCTGGCAGACGCAGAAGGCGTCGAACAGCTCAAGCACCTCGGTGGCGGTGGCGGCTTCCAGGGCGTCGAGGGTGGCGAAGCCGGCGCACTTGAGCCAAGTGAGGGCGCCGCAGTGTGTGGTGATGGCGTCGATGCCGGTGATGTCGAAAGCGAGCAGGCTGAGGTTGAGTTTGTCCTGCAGCCCCTTACGGCGGAGGGCGGCGGCGCAGGCGTTGCGGGTGGGGGGCTTGCCGGGGTTTGTGTAGGCGAACGCCATGGCCTCGCAGCGGACTTCGACGCGGCCCACGGGGGAGCCGGGGAGGTCGAGCAGCGCACCAGCGCGGAGGGCAGCATCGGTGCAGTCACGGCCGCTGCGTAGGTGGGCGTGGCTGAAGCGGCCGTCGAGGTAGACGAGGTTGACGCTTACGCCGTCGGCTTTGAGTTGGACGGCGTAGGGGCCGGGGTTGCGCTCCAGCCAGTCGTGCGGGTCGGGGTGGCAGTCGAGGCTAAGCAGCGTGGAAAGTGGGGGCAGGGCGTTGGGGGCGAGGCTGGCCAGGCGATCGAAGGCGGCGTCTGACATAAGGGGGACGCCAGCGCGGTAGGCGGCGTCGGCCAGGCGGATAAGGGGTGTAAGCATCGGTGCTAAGGGGTTGAACACGAGTAAGCGTAGCACACGTAAGCTGAAGCGGGGTAAGGGGTCGTGTAAGGGGTGTTGTAAAACGTAAGCTAAGCGGCGCAGCAGCGCAGCGGCGCAGCTTAGCGGCGCAGCTTAGCGCAGGGCTTTGGCCAGTTCTTCGCCTATCAGCTTAGGGAGGCGTTGGTTGGCCAGAAGGCGGACGGCGTTGTAGGAGTCGAATGGGGAGTAGACGGTAGGAGTGCTGTTGAGGAGCGCGAAGAGGAGGAAGGCGGATCGGCCCTCGCGTTTGTAGATGCCGGGAGGCAGCAGGCCGCCTGGGGAGCCGTTCGGCAGGGCGAAGATCGTTCCACCTTTCCGCTGCACCGCTTTTAGCACCTCTTGGTACTGGCTACCTTCCATATTGCCGAATTTATTGCGCTGTACTTTAGAACCTTGCTTATACGGCACCGGAAACTTAGTCGTTACGCCAGTCTTAGCCAAGCCGCGTGCAAAGCGGCCTAAGTAGGCCTCGTTGGATGCGCTACCGCGATCCACCGGGTAAAGGTAGGAGGTTGGCGCATTACCTTTAGAGCTATCAGTGCTAATGTATAATCTTACGGCGACGCTGTTAGGTGTTTCAATTAGCTGCTTATCGTATAGCGGTGACTGTAGTGTGTAGTCAACGGGATTCTTAAAGCTACCTACCATCTTCATTACAAGGTACTCGCGGGCCTCATAGCCGAAGCGAGCCATGGTCCGCTTAGCGGCGTATTTGATCTGCGTACCTTCCAGCACATTCAGCTTACGGAAGATGCGCTCCACGTCGAACTCGATTGTGCGAGCCATAAGTGGGGGCGCTGCAGTGCTAAGAGGCTAAGGGGTGCGGGTGCTAAGCAGCGCTGAGCCAACAAAGCGAAAGACCCCCCGGCGCCAACCGGGAGGTCTCTCAGAAACAAACCCAACTCCCCCCACGCCGCAAAACGTCTGGGAGTTGGACCTAACCGCCCCGGAGGAGGAGCACGCCAACCAGCTTAGTGGCTTAGGCCGGGTATGTCAATATCGCCGTCGAGAAGGCGACGTGTGTAGGCGGCGCTGTGGAGGACTACGTGCTCTACGGCAGTGTTTCCGTGCGCGGAGTGGCGGCGAATTTGGCCGGCTGCAATACGCTCTGCGGTTTCAACGTCGCCGAGCTGCTGTACCGAGAAGTGATCGCGGGGGTTTACGCGCTGCACGGGTAGGTTTTTAGTGGCGGCAATTCCTACTTTTAGCTGTCGTGCGGTAGCTCCAAGTATTTGCACATAAACCGCATTAGTGCAGTTCCCGTATCCCACTTGCACTACTCCATGATCTTTAAGCACATCTGTAAACACATGCCTGGTACGTTTTCCCTTTAGGCGGGCTTCAAGCCGATCGCGCTCCTCGTCAGACATCCGCTCGACAGCGGCTGACGCAACTGAGGCGGGGTCGTCAAGGAACCGGCTGAACAGTTCAGCGGCCTGCTCGCGGTATTTCCGGCCGACCGCTCCAGGCAGCAAGCCGAGGATGTAGTAGGCGTCCTCCTTGGTGCGGGCGATCGGGGTTTCACGCTGGCCGGGGCCGGGGAACTTGAGGTTGTCCGTTTTTGGTACAACCTCAGGGTGGGACTCAGTGATACGCGCCCAGTCGCGTCTGGGGTTGCTACTCCCCCCAAGCACCTTGATCATGTCGAAAACGCTGGGCTGTCCCTGGGGTGTCATGCGGATCTCACCGAGATCGCAGGTCCAGAGGCCGCCGAGGTTTGCTTGAATATCCATGGTTGCTCAATTTCGGTGAGTGATCCGGGAGCTGGGCGCTGTTACGCCGCAGCTCCAACCATTTTAGGTGACAAGACTTATCGCCGTACGCTGCGCAACCGCTCAGCTGCTTAGCTGCTTATGCAACGCATCGAAGTAGGCTTCGCAGCGCTCTAAGTAGCGGCATTCGGCGCCACGCACTTCCAAGGCGCTTAGTTCGCGCACATCCGGCTTACCGGCGCGGCGTGCTACGACGATGAGGCCGCCTACGGCTTGGATGCCGGTTAGGTGGCGTAGGCCGAGGCTGTAGGCGCCGATCTGGTCGGTGTAGTCGGTAAGGAGTTCTTCGGAGCGTTTGTTGAAGGAGGTTTTCCAGTCTGCGACGAAAGGCCCCTTACCTTTATAGTCGATTAGTCCGTCGCAGGTGCCGGCGAAACCTGCAGGATGATGCACGCTAAATTCAATGGCGTGGATTGCGGTTACGTTTTCGCTTATCCAGCCGAGCAAGCCGCGGCGATAGCCGGCAGCACTAAGACCGGCCTTAGGGACGCTGGGCAGCACCTGGGTAAGTGCCCATCTGGTGAGAGGAGCCGGAGCGCGGCCTAGGCCGTCTGATTTCGTGTACCAGGAGTTGCGGCGCTTAGCGGTGGAGTCGGCCATGCGCTTGGCGGTGCGCAGCAGGTACTCGGCGCAGTTGTGGGTGAGCGTGCCGCGTTGCGCTGCGGTGTCGCGCTCCTGGGCGGCGCGTTCTTCGCCTAAGCGGGCGGCCCAAGCTTCCAACGCCGCCTTGCTATTACTGGTCTCTTTAAGAATACGGGTAACGCTATGGTAAATTTCACCCTGCTTATCGCGGTAAATACGCCCATTAGGGTCACTTTCGTCGTCACGCTCCAGCTTCCACTTAGCTAAGCCGCTTAGTGCTTCGGTGGGATCAAGAGTGGACAACGACAGCAACGCAACGTAGCTGTAACAGCTTACACAAAAAAGGAGTAAGTGGTGCAACACTTACTCCTCATGCGTACTCATACCCAACTAAGCGTAAGGGTGAATCTACCGCACATCAGCTTATGTGTGCAGCAGCTTACGCTTAGCGGTGCCGCAGCTTATTCGGCGGGCTTGAAGGGATCGGCGCCGTCCAGCAGCCTGCTGATGTCGAAGCCGGCGGAGCGGGTCTCTTCCCAGGCTTCGGCGATGGCCTTGTCGGCACCCTTCTTGCGGGGGACGGGGGTGAGCTTGTATTCGGTGTTCAGGCCGCTGCCCTCCTTGCCGAGCAGGAAGTCGATGGCCAGGATGTCGGAGTAGTCCTCCATCTGGCTTACCGCGTCGAGTTCGCGGATGATCGACTTCTGGCTGAGCTGCAGGACTTGCACCTGAGCTGCCTCAAAGTTGTAGCAGGGGATGGCGAGACAGAACTTGACAGCCTCAAAGCCGTTGCCCTCGCGGTTCATGCGGCGCTTGAAGTCGCCCATGGCCAGCGCGATGTCGTCGGGGCTGGGCTCGGAGTCGAAGCGGAAGGGTTTGGCCTTGCCGTCGGCGCCTTCGCCCCAGCACTCGTAGAACTCAAGCGGTTCTTCGCTGAGCAGGCAGAAGCGGACGGCCGAGCCCGCGGCGATCTTGCCGGGGTTCAGGTAGGCGCCACCGCCAGCGACGGCGGCTTGGGCGGTCTTGGAAAGGAGTCCCATAAGAGGTTGTGGGGTGTGGATGCAGGAGGCGGTGCCCGGAGGGGCGGTGCCGAGTGCTTACGCAGCGTAGCACGGCTGGCAACCCATGGCGTAGTACATCGTTGCGCTTTCAAGGCCAAGGGCTTACAGTGAAAAACGCCCCTCACAGCTGGGCTGTCGAGGGGCGCGATGCCTCTTCACGCATAGGATTGTAGCGCATGAACACGCACCAAGGGCTGATTCGCTTCGTGCGAACACTGCCTGTAGGCCCCGCTTACGCCCCCATCTACGCCAAAGGGGTCAAGTTCGGGAAGCACGAGTCGGAGAGCCAAGGGAAGGCGCCACATGAGGCGTCCCACCACCGCCGGTTCAACCCGGAGGATGTGGCGTTGCTGCTGGAGCAGAAGCCCGAGACGTTCCAGGCCGTGGGCCTGTTCACAGGCATCCGCAGCGACGGCATCGTAATTCTGGATGTCGATGCGAATCTTGCTGCGCTGCTTAAGAAGTGGGGCGATTCCATTGCCGATGCTCCGCAAGTGCGAAGCACAAAACCGAATGCGGCCAAGTTCGTTTTTCGCGTGCCAGCCGATCAACGCGCCTTAGTGCGCGGTATGACGCTTAGCCAAGGAAACAGCGGCTACGAAATCTTATGGGGGATGCAGGGCGTAATTGCCGGTGCTTATCCGGGGTCGAGGGACGGTAAGGCCAAGCCGGGGCACTACAAGCTGGTTTCGGGGAGCTTTGATGCGATTCCCGATGCGCCGGAGTGGTTGCTCGCTGAGATGCGGGCGCGGAAGCAGGCGGATGCGCCGGTGCAGGGCCTGGTGAAGAATCGCCGCGGCCTGGACTTCTCGGGTCGGACCAGCGATGAGGTTGCAGAGATCGTTCACGACTGCCTGCAGGTCATGCCCCACCTGGGCAGGGGGAGTGAGGATCAGTGGTGGCAGATCGGCGCGATGGTGGCTGAGGCGCTGCCAAGTGAGATGGGCTTGGCGCTGTGGACGGCATGGAGCGAGCAAGACCCGGCGTTTGAAGACGACTGGACGAAGGGGAACCCGTGCGAGGAGAAGTGGCCGCGCCTTGTGGAGCGGGTCGGGAAGCCGGGGAACCTGGGGCTGGGCAGCTTGGTGAAGCTGGCGGATGAGTACGACCCAGGGAGGTTGCGATTTCAGGACTCCAGCAGGGCAACGCTTGAGGAGGTCGAGAGCACACAGGCTCAGGCTTACCGCCATGTCGTACTCGACTTCGCCGAAGTAATTAGGCGGGCTAAGGAGGTGTTGCAGATTGATAATCCGGCGGAACTGAATTACAAGATGCACGCGCTGGCGGTGGAGTCGGGGTATAGGGATAAGGAGGCGCTGGAGCGGTTGCTGGTTGATCAGATCCAGTACGAGGGTCAGACAGATACCATGTCGATCGCGCAACTTATGGAGCAGGAGTTTGAGCGTAAGTACCTCATTCCTGATCTGCTGCCTAGCCCGTCTGTTGTACTCATTTATGGGGCTGGTGGCGATGGTAAGTCAATGGCGGCGTGGACGATGGCGAAGCATGTTGCGATGGGGCTGCCGTTCGTCATTCGCGGGAAGCATGTGCCGGTCCAGCAGGGGCCTGTGTTGCTGCTGAACGGCGACCAGCCGCTGGTGCAGCTCCAGGAGCAGCTCCAGGAGGTCGAGATGCCCGCTCACGCGCCGGTCACGATCCGCACCGACTGGGCGCTCCAGCGCTACGCCCAGTTCATAAGCCTTATGGAGGAGCTACGGCCAAGCCTTGTGGTGATTGATTCGCTTATTGGGTGTAGTGGTGGTAAGGCGTTCGATGAGAACAAGAGTGATTTTGCTACGCCGCTGTATTGGCTTACGCGAAATAATGGTGTGCTGTTTCCGGCAGCAACCATCGTAATTATTCACCACGCGAATAAGCAGGGCGGCTTTAGGGGGACTTCGGCAATTAGGGATGCCGTGGATGAGGTGTGGGCGCTGAAACGGCCCTCAGAGCGCCAGCAGGAGGCTGTGGGGGCGAATGCGCGTCTCATAGCCATCGAGAAGTCGCGGAGCGGTCGTGGGGGCACAGGGCTGCTGCTGAAGCTGGAAGACGACCTGACCTTCACCCTCAGCGACTACGTGCCAGAGGTCGATCCAGCGGAGACAGGCCCCAGCGCCATCACCGACCGCGTGCTGGCGCGGTTGCGCGTGATCTACCCCGAGGCGCGTACCAGGGCAGAGCTGAACGCCGATCCGATCGTGGGCGGCAGGGTCACAGCGATCAGGAAGGCGCTGCAGCGCTTGGAGAAGCGCGGTCTCATCTGTGTCGCAGATAAGACTCAGGCCGAGAAAGGGGGTAAGGCGCTCCACCATTACCAGGCGGTTTTAAGTTCCTCGCGCGTAGAAGTAGGTAGAACGTGTCCCATAGGGCAAAATCCTTGTGCTGGAACGGATTCTGCAATGGGACAGGGGGGTGAAAACGAGGGGGTGTGTCCCATTAGCGATGAGGAGTTTTCCACAGGTGAGGGTGTGGTTGTGGAAAACGTGAGCGGTGCTGGTACGACAGATGGGACACTTCCCGAAAAAGAGGAAGTGTGTCCCATTGCAAAGCCGTTGCAGCGCAAGCGAAGTGGCCCTGATGGGACAGATACGGAAACTATACGCGCGAGGCTCGCTGAGCCCACTGAGCGGAGCGTCGAGGAGCTGGAGCGGCTGCGGCGGGAGGCGGAGGAGCTGTGGAAGTGAGCGGCGCTACCCCCACGGAGGCGAGACTCGTGGGACGCAACGTGAGTAAAGCGCTGCGCAAGGCCAAGCAGGACGAGGAGCGGTTGACGGCGTTCCTTGTGCAGTTGGCGGCGTGGATGCCAGAGCCGCCGCATGGCTGGCGCGAGGATGCCAAGCCGCCTGGATCGACGCCACGGACCAGCGGCAGGGTGGGCAAGTCGCCGAGCGTGTGAGCGTGGCGCCACCGCTTACGGTGTGCTAGGGTAAGGGGCGCTCCAGGCTTAGGCTGGGGCGTCTCTTTATCGCTTTGGATCTATGTCTGAGCCTGTTGCGTCGGCTATGCCGCCTGTTCTGTTTGGTGTTGAGCATTTGTGGAAGGTTGCCGCGTCGGTGACGGTGGCGTTTGACTCAGAGACCACTGGGCTGCAGCCGGTTGTTGGTGGGCTGCGGTTGCTGCAGATCGGTGCCCGCGACCGCGCCATTGTTGTTATTGACTGCTGGGAGCTGGATGAGAAGGGGTGGCAGCAAGTAAGGGACTTTTTTGCTACACCGCGCACTTACATCGCGCACAATGCGGTGTTTGATTTGGGTTGGTTGCAGGAGCACGGCATTATTCCCAACGGCGTGACTTACTGCACAATGTTGGCATCTAAGCTGCTTACCAATGGTGTTCCGAATCTCAAGCATGGCTTGGGGTTTGTGGTGGAGCGTTACCTGGAGCGCACGCTCAGCAAGGAGTTGCAGGCGAGCGATTGGAGCGCACCAGTCCTGAGCAAGGAACAGCTGGCCTACGCGGCAGCGGACGTGCAGGCGCTGCTCGATCTCGATCTAGTGCTGCAGGAACGGTTGGCGGTGGCACGCCTCACGGCAGCGTTCGGGTTGGAGTGCAAGTGCTTGCCGGCCATGGCGCAGATGCAGCGCACCGGGCTCCCGTTCAATCGGCAGAAGCTTGTCGAGGTGCAGGAATCGCTGGAGCGCGACATCGAGATGTACGGCAAAAAGTTCGTCGAGGATTTGGATGCGGCGCTGCCGGAGTCGGAGAAGCTGCCCCGCGACGAGGACGGAAGCTTCAACCTGCGGGCCAGGGCAGAAGGCGCTGTAAGGCTTGGTACGAAGAAGCCGGCGGGATTCAACCTGAACTCGCCGAAGCAGCTTATTGCGAAATTTACAACGCTTCTTGGGACTGTTCCGTTGTTGGACGGTAAACCGAGTGCGTCACGGAAGTCGCTTCGTACTTACGCAGCGGACCACGCTGTTGTCCAGACCTACTTGCTGTGGAAGCGTGCCGAGAAGCGTAGGCAGATGGTGTGCTCACTCATAAAGCATCAGCAAGACGATAGCTTTATTCGTTCTGGTTATATGCAGTTGGGTACAGAAACTGGACGCATGAGTTGTGTTGAGCCGAATCTGCAGCAAGTTCCGCGTGACAATTCGTTTAGGGTTGCCGCTGAGGCGCCGGAAGGCTGGAACTTTGTGTGCGCTGACTTCGGGCAAATGGAGCTGCGTTTGGCCGCGGCCGTTGCCGAGGACGAAACGATGATTGCAGCGTTCCAGGCAGACAAGGACTTGCACACCATTACCGCTGAGGCGATTTATGGCGAGCCGGTTGAGGACGCTAAGGAGATGAAACAACGCAGGCAAGTGGCTAAGTCTGCAAATTTCGGCTTGTTGTATGGCGCGGGTGCGAGTGGTCTTAGGGATTATGCCGGTGCTATGGGTATTACTATGACGCTTGAGGAAGCGCAGCAGATTAGGGATACGTTCCACAGCACTTATAGCGGCGTTAACGAGTGGCAAAAGCGCAATGCACAAATTAGTTACGAGTCGAGCGGGAACAAGTGGGCTGAGACTCGCATTCCGCTTAGTGGGATGCGGCGTTACTTGCCTGGGGATATGAATAGGGTTACTGTCAGGTGTAATACGCCGGTGCAGGGGAGTGGTGCGGCGATTTTGAAGTGTGCGTTGGGCAAGCTGTGGCCCGCACTAAGCCGTGCCAGCGAAGCTGAGGCCCGCTTAGCCGCTGTTATTCACGACGAAATTTTGCTGCTTGTCAAGGAAGGGGAGGAAACCAAGTGGATGGGGATATTGCAGGAGTGCATGGAGAGCGCAGAGAGCTTATGGCTGGGTGAAATCCCGGCGCTGGCCGAGGCCAATTACGGCAAAACCTGGGCCGACGCTAAGTAGGTGTGGGGCGGCGGGCTAAGCGGCGGCGTACAGCGCTGCTTAGCTTGTGGCGCGATGCGGCGCGGCTTAGTGCGGACGGGACGCGAAATTATGGTTGCGTGGCTGCAGGCTGAGATGCGGCAGGCGAGCGTTGCGGATCTGCAGCGGGCTGCGGAGTTCTTGGAGTTCGCCAGGTTGGTGAGGAAGGGGTGCGCTAAGCAGCGCGGCTCGGCGCGGAGGCAGCAGAGCAATGCGTGGCGGAAGCACGTCGATCCCGCCGCGCGGTGGTAGGCTTAGTACATTGTCACACCCACTTATGGCGAGGTTGCACGGCAGCAAGCGGTATTACCAGCTCCTGCTGGATCCGCATAGGGCGGAGCTGCTGGAGCAGCTGGCGCAGGATGCCGGGATGCGTACCACGGCTTATGCGCGGGAGCTGCTGTACTCGGCCATCAAGCGTTCGACCGAGGCCGCGGCCTACAACCTGGCCGAGGCACAAGACCAGGCGCTTAGACGCAAGAGCATTCAGAATCAGGTGCAGGGAAGACTCCAGGCTTGACATCGAGCTGTGCCATGCTTAAGCTGCTGCTTTCCATGCGTCTTACGCACCACTTATGACGTTCTCTGTTCTGTCGGCTGCGGATTTGCCGGGCCGTGCCACGCGCACATCGAAAACGACCCCGCTGCGGAATGCGCTTGCCGCTCTGCAGGTCGGTGAGGCCATCGAGGTCGCCTATGACACGCACGACGCCGAGGCCGGCTACCGCGCCACCACCATCAGCCAGGTGGCTGGCACGATGACTGCCAACTCGACCACGGTGAAATTCTCCGTGCGTAAGAAGGCGGATGGCACCGGCTGCTACCTGATTGCTGGTCCGAAGCCCCCCGAGACCGACGCCAAGCGCGGCCGTAAGCCCAAGGCCAAGGCTGAAGCTAAGGCTGAGGCGGCCTGCCCCGTCTGAGCTGCGCTGCTTAGCTGCACCACCGGCCGCATACCACTTACGATGTGCGGCCTCCCCTTACCCACACCCCCTTACTGTTGATGCTTACGTTTTTTAGTAACGCTTTGTCCACCGAAGTTGAGTTCGACAAGTTGCGCGAGCTTAGCGACTTGGAACTTATGGAATTTCATAAGGAGCTGAGTGACGTTGTTGCGGCGCTCAGTGATGCTGTGACCGAGGCCAAGGCCAAGGAGCGTTCCAGCGGCATTCCTCTGGATCAGAACTGGCTGCATAAGATCGGCACCAAGAAGCGCATCGCGCTCAAGTTCGCCACCGAGGCGCACAGCCTTCGGCAAGGCGGTACGACGGTGCTGCAGCGGTCGGAATACGACCGTATTTACAAGGCACAATTTCGTGCTATGCTCGTTGAGGAGTTCGGCGAAGCCGAGCTTCGGGAGATCGAACAGGAAGTGCTTGACAAAGCACGGGCTGCGTACCAGGCTTGGATCGAGTCAACGGGCCAGCGCAGGTGGTTCGTCCCCTAAGCCGCGGCGCTTCCCTAAGCTGCGACGCTTCCTGCTCTACGTTTACCACTTACCACTTACCACTTATGTCATCACCCCTTACTGCTGAGCAACAAATCCACACCCTGCTTACCGCGCAGAGGTTCGGAGGCAACTTTATGCGCAAGCTTGCTGACGCAGGCTTGGCTGCAGATCCGTCCAACAGGCTTACGTTGTTTGCGGCTTTCCCTGATCTGCAGCGTGTCTACGGACCCCTTAGCGCGTTCTACAGCGAGACCCCTTAGCGCGTTTTACAGCGAGGAGTTGGGCTGATGTACTACCTGATCTGGCTGCTGATGATCGCCACGGCCTGCCTGGCGATCGGCAATCATCCCTGGCTAGCGTTGATGGCCACGGTCATGGCCTTTGTCGTGAGGTGCTGCTGTGATTGAACTCTCCCCCGCCGCTCAGGCGGTGTTGGATGCCTATCGCAGCATTTGGCTAGATGAACCATTGGAGTGTGACGTGGAGTGCCTCGCCGCCGCCTTGCGAGCTGCAGCGGATCAGGTGGCGTCACCCATCCCAGACGACTGCACTGCTGACGTGTTCAACCGTCAGCTCAAAATCCGCGCCGAACTCCTCGCCATCGCCGCCGAGCTGGAGGGTGGCAATGACTGACGACGACAAGTTCATTGCGATTGCCACAGTAGCAACTCTTCTGATTACATTTGCAATCGCTTGGTGGTGGTTGCCGCAAAAGTGGCAAGCCTGCCAAAAACTGTATGACAACCGTCCAGCCCAAATATTCTGCCTTGGAGCTAAATGACTGACTTCACCCCAGCTTATTGTGTTTGATACGGACCAAGTAAAGATTATTCGCCGTGCACTGGAAGCTCTCAATGACTGATTACAAAGCAACGTCCGATCAGTGGAACCAAGTTCAGAAATGCGCCGATGTAGTTGGCAGCTCTGATTGCTCTGCAATTCTTGAACTCCGCGCCAGGATTGAAACGCTAGAAGCTGCGACGCACAAGCACGTTGTCGAAACCAATTCCAACATCGTGGCTTTGTTTACACGAGTCGAGTCGCTAGAGGCTGCCGAACGCGAAGCGTCAAAGGTTTATCAAATCAGCAAGCCGCTGCGGCTAACACCGGATCAGGTGCAGCAAGCCCTTGACCAGTTGCTACCCAAGATTAAGCCATCTCCTGATTCCTCTCAAATTGAAAGCTCGCTGGTGCAGCAGGTAGGCGATGCCTTGATGGAGAGTATCAAGGATCAGAACTCCATGGCACGCACGGCGATCCGGAAGGTGGCCTTGTGGCTTAATGAAGCTCCTTTGGATCTTTGGCCCGTCGATCGCGGCATCGTCGTCAATGCCCTTTATGACCAAGCAAACCAATGATTGACTTCCGTGCGCTGTGCGCTGAGCTGGTTGAAGCCTACGAGTGGTGCATCAACAGATACATGACGGCACCCTCCAACAAAGACGCCTTGGTTTATCGCGCCCGCGCCGCCCTGGAAGCCCAGCCCGAGCCGCAGGGGCCAATGCCCGAAGTAGATGACATTCTGCGTTTGGCTGCAATCATCCGTAGGGTTGACGGCAACCACGACAAAGGCGCTGCTGCGTTGGCGGAGGCAATCTTGAGCCATCCCGACAGCCGCTGGCAACACGCCAGGCCCGAGCCGCAGGGGCCGACGGCATGGATGTACCGAGGTGAACCCGACTTCGATGGAGAACGCTGGCGTGAGAACTGGAAAGTAACGCTTGACGAAAAGGTTGCCCGCTTCAAGTCGGGCAACAAAGAGCCTGTGCCTTTGTGGGGCCGCCCCGCCATCGAGCCGGTGCCTAAGCGGGAGGACGTTCACTACGCCTGGGAACTGCACGACGCCGAGGGTGAGTGGCAGGCCGGTGGATCCGCCTACAGCTTGGATGATGTTAAACGAGAAGGCAATCGCTACCTGCAGACCTACTCGCAACATGGCCCCCACAAGCTGATCATTGAGCGACACTGCGTAACAACTATTGAGCCGGTGCCTAAGCGGGAGGCTGAGCAGTGAAGCGCGACACCCTACGCCTGAGTTTGCACCAATCTATCGAGACTGGGCGCGATTACAATGGGCGCTACTTTATCGCCTACTCCAGCGGCACTTCGGTGTTCGTGCGCGACGTGAAAGAGTTGCGCCGCTTCCTAAGTGTTGGGAAGGGGCTACCTATGCGCGAGGCGTTGGACTCGTGGCTTAGCAGCTTGGCGGACATGGATGCTAAGAGGAAGGGGGACGTTCCAGCGCCTGTTGGGGATGCTAATGTCGAAGGCTCGTTCGATCCGCTGGCCCATGGTCTGGACGAATCAGACCCCCAATTCAACACTAAGACGGTAATTTAGCGCTTATGCGATGCCCAGGATGTGCGTGCCAGCGCAATAGCGTTGTTATGACGGCTTATGCCGATGGTGATCAGATCGTAAGAAGGAGGCATTGCCAAGCGTGTGAGCACCGCTGGTACACGCTCCAGGCGCCTGAGCTGCTCCTACCCAGCGATGCTTTCCGGTGGATCGAAAAGGCTGGAAGGCGACGAACTGTAAAGCTGCTTGAACCAGGCCAAGAGTAAGCTGCAGCGCTTAACCGCGTTGCTTGGTAACCTACGCAAATCCCCATCAAGCTTATGACCGACTCTGTTAAGGATTACTTAAACGAAATCGCTAGGTATCCGCTGCTTACCGCGGAACAGGAGATTCAACTAGCGCGTCAAATCGAATGCGGCACTGCCCTAGCCGATAAGCAGGAACTTAGTGCTCAAGAGAAGCGCACACTTAAGGTGGCTGAACGCGCTAAGCGTAAGCTGATTAACTGCAATCTTAGGTTGGTTGTCAGTGTTGCTAAGCAGTACACGCGGCGGCTAAATGGCAGCGGCATGGAACTTATGGACTTAGTACAGGAAGGTGCATTTGGGCTTACACGCGCCGTTGAGCTATTCGATAGTAGTAAGGGCTATAAGTTCTCCACTTACGCCTATTGGTGGGTAAGGCAGGCAATTACGCGGGGCATTGACGCTAAGGAGCGGCTTATCCGTGTTCCGCAGCACGGACTCGACAAGGTGTATAAGGTGGTGCGCTTTCAGAAAGCGCATTTGCAGGAGCACGGCAAGATGCCAACTGTTGCGCAGATGGCGGCAGAGGCAGATGTTGAGGTTGCGCACATGCAGACGCTGCTAGCCCGGAACGCCTGGCATCGCAGCCTCGATGCCTTAGTAAGTGAGACGGGTAGTCCGATCCTGGAGCTTATCCCTGACACCGATTCGCTGGATAGGCAGAAGGATTGCATGGAGAAGGATGAAAAACAGGCGATGTTCCAGATCGCCCTCGCTTGCCTAACTGAAGGCGAACTGCTTACGATCCAGCGCAGATACGGGCTTAATGGCGGCGAACCGATGTCATTGTCGAGCATCGCAGCTGAGGATAATGTTTCAAGAGAACGCATCAGGCAGCGCATCGAGGCTGCACACCTTAAAATGCGTCTGCGCTTGAAATCAGTGAGGCTTGTATGACTAAGCTTATTGGGCTTTATTCTCCTGCGCCTCGTAGCGGTAAGACGGTGGTTAGTCATGCGCTGGAACGCAGCGTCTATGTGCGGGTGCCCTTCGCAGAGCCGTTGAAGGAAATGGTATTTCCGCTGCTTGTAAGTATTGGCTATACGCCAGAACAAGCTGCGCAGCGGCTTTACGTCGATAAGGAGATTGTGCTCGCCGACTTAGGTGTTAGTACGCGCCACCTGCTGCAGACCTTGGGCACAGAATGGGGAAGAACTTGCATAGCGCCTGATGTGTGGCTGCGCGTATGGCAAGCACGTATTAAGCGGCACGAGTACGTTGTTGTGGACGACGTAAGGTTTGAAAATGAAGCAGAGCTAATCCGCAGCTTAGGGGGTGAAATGTGGAAGATTACGCGTAAAGGAATGGTTAATACGCACACGCACGCTTCGGAGGGAAGCCTAGATGATTGGCCCCATTTTGCGCGTTATATTGAGAACGATGGAACATTAGAGCAGCTGCTTCATGCCGTCTCTCAGATACCACTCGGGCAGGATGGTGCTGATCCCCCAGGCTGAGGGGTGGATGCTGCGGCTTAAGACGAAGCAGGGCGTGCTGGAGCTGCCTTTGCGTGGCACGGAACTGGAGACGGCACTTATGGAGGCCGAGCAGCTCTACGCCGATGCCCTGGTGGCGACGAATGGAAAAACGCGCTGCCAGCAGTGCATCCACTGGCAGTTCATCGAGGGATCGTGCGGCCTGGGATTCCCCGAGGGCAAGCGCAGCGGCGGTAAGCACGCTAAGGATTGTGTGGCGTTTTGGCTCGATAAGTAGCGTGGCGGACACCGTGCGACTTAGCGCTAAGCTGCGTCACTAAGCTGCGTAGCTTAGTGGCCTAGGTCGCGTAGAAGTTCGGCGGCCCACTCGTAGTGCTCTTCGGTTGGATCAGCAGGGCCGGGTTCTACCATTAGCAGCGCTAGCTCAACTTCCATGCTGCGTATGCGCCCTAAGAGGTTGTCAACGAGAGCGCTGCGGTGATACCAGTCAACGATTAGCTTGTCTACTAGGACTGAGAGTTCGTCGCGGCTTAGCTTAGCAGCGGTGCGGCGATCCACCTCTAAGCGCAGCTGTGTTTGCAGATCGAGCTGTGGTACAAGCCAATGTGTTGAGGGTAACGCAGCGTCTTCATTAGCCATTGAAACACCGGGGGCACGAAGGCTTAGCCCTTATGCTAAGGCAATGGGCTTACCTCGTCTACAACGCATAGATGGCGCTGGTGCGCCGGTGTGGCGTGTTAGCTACGTGGGGATGGAGCGTGACTTCGTGGAGGACTGGAAAGCCGTCGAGTTCTATCAGCACCTACTTAATCGTCCAGCCAATCCTGAATCCTTGCTGCGCGTGCTGCGGTCCAGGTCGATTGAGCACTGAACCAGTCATGCCAGTTCTCGCTGCCCTTGCTGCGGTTACAGGTACGACACGCAGGAACTAAGTTGCTGACAACGGTGTTGCCACCTTTATGCCGTGGTTTGACGTGATCTAAGGTATCGGCGGCGGCGTCACAGTAGGCGCAACAGTGTTGCCACGCTTCAAAGATCTGCTGTCTGAATCGCTGCTTAGCGGAGCGCTTGGGGACGAGAGATGTGCCATCAATCTGATGATCCACGCAACTCCGGGATGGGTAGGACGTTGACCGAAAGACCTAAGATATGGTCGTTCGATGGAGCTAACTCTGTGAGACGGGAGGCGAAATCGTCACTTACAGTTTCGGGATCGTCGTCTTCACTTTCGACGACGATGGTGTACTCGATCTCAAGAACGTACTGCCTCATACGGTGGGGGTGCAGGTAATTTCAACGCCCCCGCGAGTGCGTGGACGCAGTGTAAGCCAGATTCCGCCGAGTGACTTTGGCATGACGATGCGTTCCACCGCCCATCCGCCGGTTCCTCCGAACTCCTGCTTGTAGGTGCCGCACTGGACGTGCCAGCGCTGCTCCACCCAGGCGCGGCCGTTTTGATCGACGCGATAACAGGAATGGGCGACAACGCTGCGCTCGTGGTTGTGGCCACTGACCAGGACATCGGCGTCCGGAGCGACCGCCGCATAGCGACCGCCGGCCATAACGCCCTTGGTGACGATGCCGCCCCAGGCGCCGTGATGAAAGAACAACATGCAGCGCCTGGTCTTGCTGTTGTTGTCCTGCGTAAAGCTGAACCTGATCCAGCCTTGATAACCCATGTGCTCGATGTTGCTGCCGTTGTTGCGCATCAGCCGCACAACATTCTCTAATGGGTCGATTTCCTGATTGTTGCTTACGGCAGTTTCGTGGTTGCCGTCGCCTGCCATAAGGATAATGTCTTGCCACGGTTTGAAGAACTCCGCCGCCTCACTGAATACGAGGTCGAAATAGTTGCCGCCTAAATGCTCGGGGCGAATGTCGCCCTTACTTGCTCTGCGGTCCTTCTTGCCTTGCATCAGGCAGAGCACATCTCCAAACATAAGAACGTGGCCATTCTGCGCTCGGCACTCGTCTAGATGTTTGCTCAGCAGCTTACGGTCACACTTTGGGTTATCTAAGTGGATGTCACTAAGTAGCAGGAATGTCGCTGTTTCGCTAAAGGTTGTGTAGGGGATGCGCAGCTCTAGGAGCTCTGGTGTCTTGCGTATAGATGTGATGTTCACAAGATTGGGTTCCATGTGTACTTAGCCTAAGGGGCGTGGCTTACAAGCATTGCCCAGCCGGTGCCGGGGCCATCAACCTCCCAGCGGCGCAACCAGTTTTTACGGCTGTAGGCGATTCCGGCACCTTTGGTGTGGTTGACGTAGCCGCCGTTCACCATGTCGGCCTCGCCGTTCGGATCGTTGTGGATGTAGGCGCCGCTGGTAGCGCCGATGATCACGCTCCAGTGGCCACCGCCGGTAGGCGCACCGACAGGCCCCTTGTGCAGCCAGCCGACCATCACGGGGCGTCCTGCCTCTAATTCGGTGTCAATTACAGCGGGATTACAGTTCGTGCGCAGCCGCGCGTTAAGTCCTAAGGATTGCAGCGCTTTTATCTGCGCTTGTGCATCGGTGGTATCGCCGTACCTGGCGCGGATCTTGTTATAGGCGTCGTCGCCGCTTACCTTGCCGTAGAACCGACTTACCATGGCAGCGCTGCTGCTGAAGCATTCGCGGTAGCCGGTGCCTGAGCGGTTGTCGTTCTGTGCCTCATAAGGAACGCGCAACAAAATGCCCTGCTGTTGCAGTTGTGGGCTTCCTTTTTGCCACAGTGCCCCTTCGGCCTTACGGCGGCGCAGTAGGCCGGCTTCGACATTCGTACCAGGGTTGCGGTAAAGCAGCAGTGCCGCTGGTACGGCAGCAAAGTCCTTGTCGCGCAGCGCTGCGCTGATGGTGTCGAACCCAGGCTTACCGTAAAAGTCGGCGCCTAAGTTGTAAGCGAAACTTACGAGTGCGCAGCGTTGTGGGTCGCCTAAGGCGTTCCAGGTTGGGATGGTGGAGCGGAGACGTTCGGCGATGCGGTCCACCTCAAGGCGGAGAAGCATATCGGCTTCGATTACGTTGATCTTGTCGCCGCGTTTTACAGGGTCGCCAGCGCCATAGCGCGTTGTGCCGTAACCGATCGTCCAAGGATCGCCGCCGCTTAGCGGATCGGGATAGGCGCTAAGATGGCAGCCTTCAAAATCCTTGATTAGCTGGATCGCATCCGCGAGGTCGGTCTGTTTGCCTGGGACGCTCCAAGTTTTGAACCAATTCTGATCGCGGCTTAGGAGTTGGGGAGCGCGTTTGTTTATTGCTGCTTCCAATTCGCTTACGGCGGCCATTTGATGCGGAAGGCCGCGGTAGAACTTAAACAGGTCGCTTAGGCGCAATGGGCCGGAAGTCATGGGCGTTGCATGTGTTGAGGAAGCGACTGCCGATAAGCAAAGGCGCCTTTGATCTCAGACCAGATGATGGGGCTGAGCATTGCAGCAACCACTGCGAGGATGATTACTTGCGCCATGCGCGTTTCAAGGCGGCCAACACGAACGCCCAAGCTGCTGCGTTCCCCTTTGTCACTTATGGCGGCATCCAGCAGCTGCTTCAGCTGGCCTTCCAGTACGCCGATGGCGCGGAGGATCTCGCCGTGCGTTGGCTCGCCCATTGGCTTAGCGCTTGCGAGATGCGATGCCGCGCAGTGCGGCGAGGATGAGCTGCGTCCAGCTGTTGGCGCGGATTCCAGGCACGAGGGCCAGCAGTTCGGAACCGGCCAGCAGCGCTACGGCGATGCCGGTGATGTCCTCGGGTGTGAGTGCCATGCTGAAAACGGGTCGCACCAGCAGCCTAGCGACTCCACCTAGCGCACTTGGCAAGCTGCGCGGCGGGCGATTCCGTAGGTGCCGTTAAGTACTATAAAGCTTGTCGCCTACCCCTTCGTACCAGCCGCCACGGTAGAGGTCGTTGAGTTGGCGGAAGATTTTGTCGTAGTGGGCGCCGCAGGTTTCCAGTGACCACCTGGAGCGGGCGATGTAAGCGATGGTGCGGCGATTTAAGATGTCAACTGCGTGGATGGCGTCGATCCAGTCCTGCAGGGTGTGGCAGCGGAAGCCGCTGATGCCCTCGATCACTGTTTCTGTCATGGCGCCGTAGTCCACGGAGATGACGGGCGTGCCACACAGCATGGCTTCTACTGCCATGCCGCAGAACGGCTCGGTGAAGACGGTGGGCGCCAGCAGGGCGCGAGCGTTGCGGAGAAAGTCGCTGCGGGCGGTGCCGCTGATAGGGCCTCGATAGTCGATGTTGGGGTGAGCCCACGGGGATGGATCGCCTTGACCGTGGAGCACGATTGGCCAGGGGCTGTAATCAGCGATGGCCTTGATGGTGTCGATGCCCTTGAGGGGAGTGATGCGTCCCAGGAAGGCTAGGTATTGCCCTGGTACGTAGCTCGGTTCCCAGTCGTTCAGGTCGTAGTAGTTGGGGACGACCCATTCGTAGTTTTTGCCGTTGCAGTTTTCCTTGCCTTGGTGATAGTGCATCCAAGTGTAGGATTCAAAAATACGAAAGCTATTCGGCATCAAGTTGGGATAGCCGATTCCGGTTTCAACGTGTTGGTGATTTGGAAATACGGTCATCAGATGCTGGTGCGCTTGACCGAATGGGTGGCAAATGATGTCTTGCGGTTGCAGGCGTTCTTGCAGGGCAGGAATAAGGCGCTGTTCAAATAGTTGGTGACCCGTGCTGCCCATCGTGGCATCGTTGCCGTGGAAGTCGGTTTCACTGCGGTTGTATAGCGCGTTAAATTCGGCGGCATTTATCAGCACTACATGCTCGTCGGCAGTGCTTGCGCTGCCTTCGTTGCTGTATTCGATAACGGTGTAGCCCTGCGTCTGCATCATGCGCGGGAAGCGCAGGGCTTTGCCGGTAAAGGCGCAGTGGCTGTAGGCGGCGGTGTGTTGGGTGTGGAAGATGCCGATTAGATGTAGGCGTGGTTTTGCTGTACTCATTAGTACCCGCTTACCACGAGTAAATCAGCACTAGGCCGGGGCCGCCGTTGCCGCCCGCGCCACCGCCGCCTGTTGTTCCACCAGCGCCGCCACCGCCACCGCCGGAGCCCGGCCCGCCGGTGCCGCCGTGACCGCCGAGCGCATTGCCGCTATTGGAGCCGCCGCCACTTCCACCACAAGACAGCCGGGGAGTACGTCGCTCGTGCCCAGGAGAGCCGTTGCCCGCGGTTGCGCCAGCGGCGCCTCCTGATAATGCTGTGAAAAGGATTAAAGTATCAAATTGAGGGGAGGGCGCTGCGATAGCGCCGCCCGCGCCAGTTGAACCCCCACCTCCTCCAGCACCGCCAGATAAAAGTATCCCGGTTGTGGGATAGGTAATTGAGGCACCTGCTCCGTTAGCAACTGCGCCGCCTGCAGCACCATTCTGCCCAGCGAAGCTAGTAAAAATTCCTAGCGAGGCTATGCGGCAACTACCAGCTACCGTAATAGCACTGCCCGCGCTGCCGCCGCCGCCGACAGCTGTTGCACTTGCTGCGCCACCCGGACTTCCGTTATTCCCGACACAAACGTTGTAAAAAGCCGTATTGATGGGAGCTATGGAGACAATACTGTTCGAGCCATTTACTCCAGCATTACTGGTAGTTGTTGAAGACGCGCCTCCTCTTCCTCCAGCTCCAGGCTGAACGTACAAAATATCAGGCAATAGTGCGGCCGGAATTAGCGTTGTTGAAACGCTGCCACTTCCACCACCACCGCCTCCTCCCCTGGCGGTACTGGTAGCGCTTGGAAATCCACTGCTACCACCACCACCAGGGCCAATGCACATGATGTAAATCATGCTAATCCCGGCAGGTTTCTCCCAAGTCAGCCAGTTCTCGTTGATAGCGTAAGAACAACCCGGAAAGGCGCTCAAGTAACCTGTTTTAGCTTTTGGAATGTCAAATAGGTTGAGCATTAGTAGTTACCCCCGATTACAACTGCGTGCCAGTTGGCGTTGGTGGTTTGAGCAACGGACTGGGTTACTAAGATGTACCTGCTGGCCGGGATTGCAAAATTCAAAGGAATTTCAATCGGGTATGGTGCTGCTGTGACCAGCGTAATTGTTTGCGGTGCGGCATGGACTTGAGCGATCAAGTCAGTGTTGGCTGAAGTTGTCGCACCAGTGTTGATGGTGGACAAATACACCTGCAATGTTGCGGCGACGGGAGAGATAACGCCAGTGGTTGAAACGAAGCAGAAGCGGATCTTCTGCAGGTAGGAGCCGTCTGCGCCGGAAGTGAACGCCAGGAAACAGTTGGTCCCGATGGTGCCGGGGGCGGTGGTGTTGACGTTTGCAACCGTGTTTGTGATGTCAACGCCTGAGACGTTGGGGGTCAGCGTCCAGATCGGTGAGGTGTTTGCGGCCATGATGACTACAGGCGGGGGTCAGGGCATTGCTGCACCATACTGGGCAGCGAGAATACGGCCGTACTTAGCATTTGTAGCTACGCCGGGGTCGATAGTCCACGTAAGGCCGCTATTGGAGACGGTGATGTCTCCCTTATCACCATCGCCAACAACGCCGGTAGCTCCAGTGACTCCAACGGCGCCCGTCGCGCCGCTTACGCCGACAACTCCAGTGGCGCCAGTGATGCCGATACCTGTGGCGCCCGTAACGCCCTCAACTCCCGTCGCTCCCGTCACACCGACAACGCCCGTGGCGCCTGTAACCCCTTCAACTCCAGTGGCTCCGGTCACGCCAACGACCCCAGTGGCCCCGGTGACTCCGACAACCCCTGTGGCCCCGGTGACGCCGACGACGCCCGTGGCGCCGCTCACACCGACGACTCCGGTGGCTCCAGTAATGCCGATACCCGTGGCGCCCTGAGGGCCGACATAGCCCAGGGTGATGGCGGTGCGGATGCTGCTGGGCGTCGCGCCAGAGTGCAGGAAGTGCGCGGTTACGTTGCTGGTGTGTGTTGTTTCGGCGTAGACCTTGACGACGATGCGATCGGTTTCAGCAATAACAAATGAGTTAACTGCGGTGTATAGCGTGGTGTAAAAATTACTGCTTAGTGCGTCGATTTCTGGGCTGTCGATTTCAAACAGCAGCGTTTCGGTGCCGCTGGTATTGCGCTTGTAGAACTTGAAGACGAGATTGGTGCTGCCGCTGGCGGTGCTGGCATAGGCCCAGTACCGAAACTCATATTCGCCTGCGGGGATTTCGGTAAGAGCTGGATCGCCGGGGTCGCTAGCAAACTCTTCGATGATGACCTGGCCAGCAGTGTCGATGACCACGGCGGTCATGTCATCCTGTGGATCGGCGTCAGGAGTATCCGGCTGGAGAGATTCGTAGCCGCTGATGTCCGAATTGGTTTGGTGGAAGTACCAGATGCGGCCTGCGGCGCTAATCCCTGCAACGCCAGTAGCCCCAGTAATTCCAACAGGCCCAGTGGCACCGCTTATACCAATAACGCCCGTGGCGCCAGTAACACCAACAACGCCAGTTGCGCCGCTTACGCCTACAACACCAGTGGCACCACTTACGCCAATTACCCCAGTAGCGCCTGTAACGCCAACAACACCAGTAGCACCCGTAACACCGACAACTCCCGTGGCGCCAGTCACGCCAACAACGCCTGTAGCCCCGGTAATACCAATACCCGTGGCACCACTTACACCGACAACTCCAGTAGCGCCCGTAACACCAACAACACCAGTAGCGCCGCTCACGCCTACAACGCCCGTAGCGCCGCTTACGCCTACAACGCCAGTGGCGCCGACTGGGCCGGTGACCCCGGTTGCGCCGACGTAGCTGGCACCTTGCGGACCAACACCAACCGTTTCGATCAGTACAGCAGAGCTGGGAGAGCTTACAACGGCGGTATTACCATTACCTTCTGTAATTACAACCGTAATAGTCTCTGTACTTACACTTACGGCTGTCATGCAGTGTATCCCTCACTCACATAAATAGCGCCCTCTAGGTAATATTCCTTTAGGCCGCTGGGATTTGTGAGCAGTACGTCGTAATAGGCGGTGGTGGGGAAGGTAGCGGTTTGATCGTCTGTAAGCGACAGCGCAATAGTACCTGTAAGCCTATTGGTGTAGCTTACGGTAAAGTCGGCGTATTTTGTGGTGCGGTATTCGTTCCAGGCTTGAGCCGCGGCGGTCCAGCCCGTTAGGTCGATGGGCGTGTTGGTGCTGTCCTTGAACTGGAGCGTGACGCTATAGTCCGCCCTGCGCTGCAGGGTGATGTCGTACGTGCCAGGGGAGATCGCCATAAGCTCAGCTTAGCGACAAGGCTTGCATAAACGGCTGCAGCTCCGCACTATGGCAGCGCTGCGGCACAGCGCTACGGCTTACCTTGGCCGCGGCGCAGCTTTCGGCCGTGGCTGGGTTTGCTGTGCTGGCCCTGACCTTGGCGGGTGAGCTTGGGCTTGCCTGGTACATGCTCGACGCGGGCGGTGCCGGTTTTGCTTTTGACAGTCATGAAGTGACAGCCGATAGGCAGAGCTTACGCGGTTCCGTAGTCCGCGTCAACGTAGTCGGTAACTACGTAGGGGCCTATTGTATATTCGCCCAGAACAGCTTGACTAAGGTTTGAGCTAGACGAAATGCTAGATACTTGTATGTAGTGTTTACCGGGCTTGGGGTTTTCTACGTCAAACACGAAACCCTGAACGTCTACGGTCACAAAATAGTCCGACTCGGGCCGGTACTTAACCCTGAACTGTCCGATGCCAGGGGGTGCCGTCCAGAAGAACGTGAGCTTCTTGACGGTGACGCCGTTGCGGTCGAAGTCGATCTCCGTACCACGCACATTCTGGGGGGCCGGCGGAAGTGGATTTAGTTGAGTGCCTTGCCGTGGCTGAAGCGGCACCGCATCCTCGACGTAAGCGTACTTCGCAGGGTTATAAGCTATTGCGGTTATTGCGTATTGGGAGCCGTCTTCTTCCTTTATTCCTAAGACGCGCCATAAGGTTGTCTCTACGATCGCGGTCTCCAGTGCCCAGATCGAATTTGCATTAGGTGTGATGCTGAAGGGCTGTGTAACGGTGATTACACCGCCTGCGATTGTGGAGACCTGCCTGGTTTCTAGCGTGCCATCCGGCAGAATTACAGAAACAAGGGAGCTTGATGCCGCACCGCTTAGATCGGTTTCTGCTGCGTTGTCGATTGTAATTTGTGTGCTGGTCGCTGCGGCAATGCGACCGGCACGACGCGAACCAGCGTAGAGGGGGTCGGAGATTTTGATGATCTGACCCGGACGGATTTTTTGCCCAGCCTCCAGCCCGGACTGGAACGTAACAACGTCTTTTTCGTAGCGTTCGGTGTAGATTAGCCAGCGCCCCAGGCGGTTAGCTTGGCCCCTGCTTGTGCAGGCAAACGAGCTTATTTCTGTTTTTAAAACACCATACTTATTTACAAGCTCGACATCCTCAGCTACCTCGTAAGCTGTGTCGCGCGTATCAAGATCCAAATAGCTTACAACGGCCACATTAGGCCGCGTCTTTAGGCTGGAATTGCTGTAGACAAATCCGTCCTTGGATACGTTAGCGAGGGTGAATAGGTATGCGGGATCTGCGGGACGATCTTGGACGACGGTGAGCGCTCCAGCGCTCCAGAAGCCCTGGCATCTCATTACGGATAAGAGGTCGTTTACGAGTCTGTAGGCGTCCTCTGATGTCTGGATATTTGCGTTGCAGGAGAAGCGGGCTTCCTCAGCGCCAAAGCCATCCGCAACCAACTCGTTGGCGTACTTAGAGGCGGCGTAGAAAGCCCACTTATCGAGATGTGTGGCTTTGATGTGGTCGCCGAAACCGTAGCGCGATTCTGTGAGCAGATCCCAGAGGATCCATGCGGGGCAGGATGTCCAGACCGCAGCTCCGAGGGTTCCGTTCCAGATGAAGTTGGGCGGGTAGATGATGCGACCCGTCGTTTGATCGACGGTTACACCGGCGGGTATCTGAACCTTGATGCCTTTGATTAGGTAACTGCGTTGTGGGATGGAGTTGAATTGTTGTGCATTTACGCGGATGCCGACGAGAGCGCTATTGGGGTAGCGCAGTTTTGCGTAGATAATTTCGGTGTAGCTACTCCATATCGTCTTGTTATTCAGAAGCTGATCGCTGCTGTCTGCTGTAAGGCGCGTAACTTTTATATCTGCGCTTATTCCTGCAGAGCGTGCGGCCAGCGGCACTACGTAAAGCTTTCGGTATTCGTCTGATGTTCTTCCCGAGATAGTGTCTGTAATTACATCGGTGTAGCCGCCGCCGGCATACTGGACTGATATTTTTAGCGAGACAGAGGTGCCTAAGGTGTCGCCGGTATCCTGGTCAATTCGCTGCAGCGACGGAATGGAGATAGTAACTCGTACTGCGTCTACTTGAATGTCTGTGATCGTCTTTACGATGGGGAATGCCTGCTGTACCTCGACGCCGACTGGTTTTTCGTCTTCTACGCCGCCGCTGGCTAGGGGGATCCAGGTCTGGGTTTGTGTGCCGCTGCGTAGGTGGATCTCTACGTCTTGAAAGTTGTATGAACCGTCTGAGTTCTGAAGTGCTGTATTATTGAAGAAAATTGACTTGTAGCCGTCTACCAAGCCTTCGATTTCGCCTTCAGAAATTAGGTCGAGGACATTAGCGTATTGTGTGGAGTTGAGGCTGTCCGCGTCGGTCCTAGGCTTGCGCGGAGCTGGTGCGCTACCTTTGCCGCCCGCGCCGGAGACGAGCGTGCGGTGCATGTCCTTTTCGGTATTCACGCTCTTAATTGCACGAGTTGGCACATTCTAACTTAACGATGCGGCGGGATGAGAACAATGCAGAAACACTAGCCATTACGGGGCGTCCACTGCGTAGTCAATATACGTGCTCCAGGTCACTCCGTTATTATACGTTACTTGCAAGTCAATCACGCTCAGAGTAATTCCTGGATCTGTAATAGGATTCCAGCTAATTATTCCCCAGCTATTGGTGACATTGCCGTCACAATCGACGCCTCTAACAACATTGACAGTGGGATCAGTTTGCTCTACAAATGGCGGGGCTCCAGCGGGAACTGTAAAGATGCTTGCGCTGTTTGACACCATAAATCTATAGCGCATATCACCGCAGTCTATTGCATAAGGCTGAGTGTTGCCTACAACTTTTGCTTTGCCGTATTGCGAGCCATCCAGGCATTCGGTTACTGCAACATATGTACCCGCGCCGTGGATGCCAACCACTAGTACGCCGGGTGTGGCGCTGGTTGCATTAAGCCATGCGGGCATGTACTGGCCGGGTTCCGCCACGTAAGTGTACGTGTTTGTTCCAGGGTTGTAGTTAATAGTGACAAGCTTGACGCCATCCTTATACCAAGTGATTGACTTGAGGTTGCTTAAGCCACATGGACTATTTGAGCCCTCAAATGGGTATAGCGCACTACCTATACCAGCCGGTATGTCAGCAGGGAATACTGTCATTTCTTCGGGCTCGCTATTGCCTGTTTTTATCTCGTCTGATATGCCCGCAGAGATAACAACGCTGCCTACTAGGGTCTTACCGTAAATGAGCGGCACTGGCGTACCAGCGCGGCTTGTCTGTTGGATACCTGAGAAGTTATAGCTTTCTTTTGTGTCTGTTATTGAGTCTTCGCCTTGGTCTATTCTGGGCACTGGAGTAAGTAGTTGTGATACGCCGCCGAGCACTAGGCTTGCGCCGACACCCAGAACTAGCGGAGCAAGTAGTGCTCCGAATGGGATGATGAATGACAATGCGATGAGGGCAGCGCCTGCCAGGATGCGACCTACCGGACCAGTGCCTTCAACGACTGGAACGATCTTGATGGTATCGATGCTTGTCGGGTCATGCAGCTCGTCTTGTGTTAGCGCAGTGTGCGTAATCACCGTGTAGTGCTTGTCAGCCATGTGCTGCTCAAGCCCTGCAAAATTAGCAACTAAAAAGCGTACGGCTTCCGCTGCTGTGCTTATGTCAGCTTGTAGTGTCCTACGGCCTATAAATTTTGCAAGACTTCCGTATAGCCTAATTTTGCGCAGTGCGGGGCGGCCCCTGGGATCGGCATGGATAACGTCTGTCATGGGCTTACCACTTGCTAATTGGGCACTGCGCACCCTTAGCCCACACCTTAGCGTTCATAAAGCAATAGCACAGAGAGCATTGCCCAGTCAGCCTTATGTAGTGCTCGCAGGTATGGCATACGGTTAGGCGCTCGTTGGCTTCGACCTGCGTAAGTAGCGTAAGCATAAAATTACCAGGGGGGCGATGCGTCTTCCACGCCGGCCCAAGTTGCGATGACATTAACGGCATCATTGCTAAATTCAAAGCTAAATGGTGTGCCTATTTCAAAGGGGTCTTCGGGAGTAACGCCGCCGGTCCAATAGTAGTAAAAGACTGCTACGCCGCCGCCGGTTATGCTCGTGCCGTATATCTCAGCCAAAGCGCCGCCCGCGCTCCCTGATTGCACCATGATGGTTCCGCCTCCGAACCAAAACTGCGTAACTGGCTTAAGACCTGGGTTAAACGGTGTTGCCCAGATAGGCCTGGTGGTTGCGGTAGAGCCCCATGGAGATACGTACGCGTCCCTGACTGCTCGCCAGTACGTGTAGGCAGTTGGCTCAAAGGGTACGTCGAAGCTATCGGTGATTACTGTACTGCCGTCGAAACATACAATGTTGGCAGTAATCGTTTGGTCGTAGTCCTGTGGCGTGAGTGCGTATTGACTTTGCGTTGCACCGGGGATAGGCACACCGTTGCGGAACCATTGGATTGATCTTATTTCGCATACGTTTGGCGCGGTAAGTATTTGGTTTGGAGGTGTGCCAGATATTGTAATTGTGGGCGGTGGGGCGGAAGCTCCTACCTGTACCTCGTCAGAAATACCTGCGGATATAACAACGCTGCCTACTAGGGTCTTGCCGTAAACAAGCGGCACTGGCGTGCCAGCTCGGCTCGTCTGCTGAATACCAGAGAAGTTATAACTTCTTTTTGTATCTGTTATCGACGCTTCGCCTTGCCCTACTCGTGGAACGGGAGTGAGTAGTTGTGCTACGCCGCCGAGCACCAAGCTTGCGCCTATACCAAGAAGCAAAGGAGCAGCAAATGGGACGAAAAAGGAAAGAACGACAAGTCCGATGCCAGCTAAAATACGGCCCACGGGACCGGAGCCTTCGACGGTTGGCACAATCTTAATGGTGTCTACATTAGTTATATCATGTAGTTCGTCTAGTGTTATTGCGGTATGCGTGATTACTTTGTAATGCTTGTCAGCCATGTGCTGTTCAAGCCCATCAAAATTAGTGACAAGAAAGCGCACGGCTTCTGCTGCTGTGCGTACGTCTGCCTCTAGGACTCGGGTGCCAACGAATTTCGCAAGGCTTCCGTATAGCCGAATCTTACGCAACATAACGCAACCTCCTTCCGGTACATTTAAGGAGCCAACCTCCGTAGATGTCGCGGCTGCTGAGTCTTCCGCGTAGGTGGTGGAGTACCATGCCATCACCGATGTAGACGCCGCAGTGATTCAGTCCTGTGTTTGACTGGATCGACATAAGTAGTGCGTCGCCAGGTTGTAAGTCTTCGTCGTCGCTTAGTTCCCTGAAGCCGGCGGCGGGCCAGCACGCATCGAAGATAGGTGCGTCGGCGAAGTCAAGAGGGTTTACTGGGCGCTCCCAGTCGGGCAAGGCGATACCCTGCTCTGCGTACCAGTCCCTGACGAGAGTCCAGCAATCTTGCACGCCCCAGACCCATTCCCTGCCAATGAGCGGTGCGGTGTAGCCGCAGGGCGTGTAGGTGCCCCAGGCCAGCGTTTTGGGGTTGACGATGTGCCAGGGCAAAGCTGTCTTTTCCGCTGCAACCATGTCTGCGTTGCTAGCGGTAGTCGGAAATGCCGGATGACTGTGTACTATGGCCACAACTTCGCCAGCCTGTTCCGCTTCCGCATAATCGTTTGGGCAGATGCTGAACATCTGCTCTGGGTAAGTTGCGATGTTTTTGCAGGGCCAATAAGTTTCCTTGCCCTTTACAATTACAACAAGGCCGCATGACTCGTGCGGATCGAGCGCTTGTGCATGGCTTAGTGCAGCGTCTTTCCAGCTCATACGAAGAAGGTTCCAATGCCCGGAAAGCCACCGAATGGCAGTTGGGCGTACTGCCCGAATCGTAGCTCACACCCGGAGAGCTGCTTGCTGCACGAGTCTTGTGCAGAAGAGCCTACGGGCTGATCCTTGTCGTTGAAATAGGTGAGTCCTGTGTAGCCACATTCGGCCGATCTGTAGACCCATTGGCAGCGGGCAACACATTGACGCTTAGGGGCTCTAACGCCTACAAGATCGAATGCGCTGGCTAATTCGTACTCGACTGCTGTGCGAGTTTCCGACGCTTTTCTGTCTATGTAGTAAATTTCCGGTTCCCACGAGGCGTTGGGATCGGCGGTTGGGTTAATGCTGGACGGAAAGTTGACGGCATCGAGAAAGCGTGCCAGGGTGCGGATGCGTACGACCTTGGCACCTTCTAAGCCTTCGGGTAAGGAGAGTATGAGGTTTGATAAGGTTCCTAGGACGTTGGCGGCGCGGATTTTAGGGCGGGGCAAGGAGCCTTGGCCGTCCCACTCAAACCCTTCGGCCTCGATGGGAAACGCCTGGTACGTATTTCCTTGCCAAACTACGTTGCTCTCCAGCTGATTGGTGCCAGCGTGAAAGTAGAATGTCTGGTTTATGCCGTGTTGTGCGGTATTCAGTACGAGCTGGAACAACTCAATTACCGCTCCAGGGGAAACCTCCTGGAGCGAGGACGTGATAACCGAGTCGCCCTCGGCATACCCAGATACGTAATATCCGAGTACAACGTAATTCATTGCTTACGCGGCGGTTGCTTTGATTACCGCAAAGCCAACGACGAGTGCATCAGAAAGTGAACCGGCAGTGAGGTTGCGTACTGCGATAGTTGCGGATCCTGCTGCGGCCCTAGCGCTAAGCGCATAGTCGCCTAGGTTACCTACCGATACGTGGTTCAGTACAACGATGTCAGTGGCTACGATTGTGCTGTTTGTAAGCGTGAAGCTTACGGTAGTGGCTGCTGCGAGAGAGGCGCCGTTAAGCGTAATCTGACCGCATCGCTTATTAAGCGTTACGCCTGTTGCCTTACTGGTTGCTTGACTTACCGCACCACCTTCGCCTGTGACGTAGCCGGCTTTATCAGTGTTCAGGTTGCTAAAATTACTGTCGAGTTCGGCGTGAGTAAGGGGTGTGCCCTTGCCGGAACGGGTTACGATGGTACTCATGTCAGGTTGCGCAGAGTAAGGACCGAAGAGTTGAGATAGAAAGTCTGGGAGGTGCTTGCGATGTTTGCGCCGAAATCATCGTAGGCGATAAGCTCGTCTGCTGATGACGCTCCACCCCTGGACTTATAGTAGACGGCACCACGGGCCGTTAGTGTTGCTGTCGGCCAGTTCACAGCAGCGAATGTAAGCGTGACTTCGTTGTTTACCGTGGACTTTGCAACCGTACAGGTGCAGGTAACACCGCCAGCAGTGTAACCCGTGCCAGTAACCTCGTTGGTTACAGCGGAACGTTTAGTATGGGTAAGCTTGTCCGGTACGTAGGACGCAGAGACAAGCAAAACCTTAAACGTATCCGTGTCGAAGTCTATGTTGCCCTTAGCGCTGTCGTCCAGGCACGATAGGTAGATTAGGCTGGCCATGGGTTTACGAAGAGAGTAGAACCGCTGGAGTTATGACAACTGTAGCGGTTACCGTGGCTGTGCTGCACTTCACACCTGCGGCGTGTCGGGTACAGGCGGCTGCGGCCAGGTGATGTCAAACGGGTTGGGCGCATCGGCCAAGTCGCGCAGGGCCTGGCGGTAGGCGGCCCAGGCTTCACGATCAGCGCCGAGGTCGTAGTCGGTGATCTGCGTCCAGTCGCTGGCCTTGAGCAGCTCGATGCGCTGCTGACGGACCTTGGCGTGCTGCGTTTGCAGCTCATCGAAGCTGTACGGACGCACGACGTACTCAAGCGCCTCGCTGTCCCAGTCGATCGTTTCCAGCTTCGGGTTGCACTCGGGGCGCTCGTATGGGCCGCTGTAGCCCGCACGCTCCAGCTCGTCAGGCGTGAAGGTGCTGGCGTCCGTGCGGGTGCTGCCGTCCGCAAAGCGGATGCGGTGGGGGAGGGGCGCTGGGGTGGTGGTGTTGTGGGAGTACAGCATCAGAAATCAGGGAATGCTGCTGTTGGCACGGTAAAGCTTGCGCTGTTGTACCTGCCTACACCTTTGGTCACGCGGAACTCGTCAATATAGCCTTGGAAGTCGAGGCCAAACATACCGCCAATCAGGTTAAACTTAAATGAGCCTGTCCATGTGGTATTGGAGCTGCCGATCTGCGTGCCATCAACAAACACTCTAGTTGTTGAACCAGTGCGAGAGACTGCCAAGTGGTGCCATTGATTAGCCGTAATTCCCGCTGCTGTATTGCTAAGGACAGTATCATTAAGATAGACCGATATGTTGCCTGTGGCGCCGCTGTTAATTCTAAACAGCTGTACGTTTTGCACATTGTGGCCAGCAATGATCTTATCGGTGGTTACGGTCGGGTAAGCAAAGCACTCAATCGTAAAATCTGCAGTCATTTCCATGTCTGCATAATCAAGAACGCTTAAAATGTCACCTGATCCGTCAAACAATCCGGATGCGCCGCCAAACTTGCTTTGTGCAGTACTGATCTGTGCATTGCCTGTGCGCGTAACTGGTCTTGCATTTGGCCCACTATCTGTAAATGTCGTACTGCCATTGCTGCCATCCATGTGCAGCAGCAGGCTCACGTTTGCATAAGACGGATCTGCGCCTACTAGCGGCCAAATCCCAGCTCGCCTAGCGACGCTCTGTTCATTCTGGAACCACAGTCCAGACGCCGCTCCAGTTGTTGCCGTGCGGCGCACGCCCATGAGGCCACCGTTGAAACCGAGCATCAGCTTATCCTCCTGTGTAGTGCGACGTGGCGGGGTAGGGTCATGGCCATGCGCTGGCACGTTTGGCTGCGAGCTGGTCGCGTAGAGTCCACATTCCGTTTGCGCCCGAAGTCGATACAGATGCGTTTTTGCCGAGTAGCGCGGCGGGGGTGAGCAGGTTCGTGGTGCTACCGCCGGCGCCACCGATGCTAATTGAGAAACTGCCGCCGATAACTGTAAGAGACAGTGGCGGCAACGCTTGCCATGTTGGCGTACCAGCGATCGTCAGCGGATACGCCAGGGCTGACAGGTTTACGCTGGCCTGTGATGCAGGCGATTGGTTCTGATCGGCCATTACACAACCCTTGCAAGGAAAGCAACGCTAGGCGTTGTGCCGTCGCCAACAGACGCATTTGAAAACGCAAGGGTTTCCCACTCTTCGGTGCCAGCGGTAACGATAAACTTATCTTGGAAACCGAATACGTTAGTGGCGTAATGGAACGTGATGCCGAAGTCTGAGTTTAATGTCGTGGTCGAGTATGGCGTAAACGGCATCGAGTGGAAGACCGGGATGCTGTTCGTGGTGTAGGCAGGGTTTGAGCTAGAAAAGCCAACTGGTAACACGATTGCGCCGCATCGAGCCCCGGAGCTAGTTCCAGTGCCACTGGTTGAGCCGATTTGGCTTTGAATGTTTCCAGTGTAGCTATTGCTTACATGCCCAGGCACAAGATAAGCCAGTAACGCTAAAGTGGCCGAGGTACTAGAGTAATTGCTAGCAGACGTAGAACCATTCAATGAGGGACCGACGATAATATCCCTTCTAAGCGCTGGCCCGCGAGTAAATGCGAGGGACGAGCTTGTACTGATGCTCTGCGTAAAAACACCGGCAAAGCCACTATAGAATCCGCGATCAAGATTGATCCAAGATTGCAGAGCGTGACTGGCTGGCTGAATTGTAAATACTTGGCGCGTAGTAGTCTGCTGCGAGACGAACCAGTGATGAGTTCCAGATGAATAGCGAATCAGGTTTGCTGCAGTGGTATTGCTTAATGTCCCCGAAAACCGCCAGTGGTTTCCTGTTGCGTTGGTAAGTGTGGAGAAGAAATCAAGGTATTGCGTACCTGTTGGGACATCGGTAGATGTATTCCAACCGGTGGCGACATGCAGGTACGCTCCATCTGTACTAAACTGGAACCAATAAAAAGTGGTGCCGTATGTTTTGCTTACGTCGTACTGAATCCGCAGTACACGGTTTTCAACCGACCCGGACAAGAAGCTGTCGTGCCAGTCTGTCATCAGCCCTGCATCAATAAACGCGGAGCGGTAAATGGTGGCAAGATCAGCCGCTGTCCATGTAGGGGCGGCGGTATAGGTTTGCTTGGTGACAGGCATGGGTCAATCCTCAGGGGCAAGTCAGATGGAGTAGATCAGCTGATGTCCTCGTAGCTGATGACCAGCTCCAGATCACCGGCAGCGCTGGCCTGTGCGCGGAGGCTGTGGCCTTCCTCCAGGTAGATGTATGCCTCGCGGGTGACCAGCACCTGCGTGGCGTCGGCTGGGACCGTAATGGTGTGGGCCAACTCGTAGCCGGTGGTGCCGTCCCAGTGCTGCAGCGAGATGTCAGCGGCCGCTGCACCGTCCACGTTGGAGCAGTAGACGCTGTTGATCTTCAGCACCTTGCCCGAGCCGGCGCCATTGCTCAGCGCCGCAGCCATTGAGGTTGTCACTGCGTAGCCCACGGTCTTACCGACGACCGTCGTGACCGAGCTGCCTGATTTGATGTTTGGCGCTGCCATAACAGGTAGGGCGTAGAGGCTGGACGCTTATGTGCTCAGTGTAGCGAGGCTTAGGACGACTCCTCAAACAGCAGCGGAGGGTCTTCGGTCCAGGACTGCCATCTATTCCAGTACACGGGGGTCTCGGCCGCTGCTTGCGCGTACAAGAATATGTCGGGATCGTAGTAAGCCCAGTCGCTCCAGAAGCTTGCGGAGCTATCTGCACCTGTAGGTGGCGGTGACGGCGTATCGGTGTAGCCTACACCCCCGGTAAAGTCTGCGTCGATAATTACGCTGATACCGGGCGCTGGTGCGGAGGCAATACCGGCCGTAAAGTCCGCCTCGATCGTTGCATTGATGCCAGGAGCCGAAGGATAAGCGAAGCCACCTGCAAAGTCGTAAGAGATGACTTCGCTGAAGCCTGGTGCGTAGCCTGCGAAGGACACAAGGAACGTACCGTAGACTCGTGTAAAGTCAGCACGAATCGAACTGTTGTTAAACTTGTTAAAGGTTGTTGTCCAGGCATCGCAGATATAGTCGCCGGTGTCGCCTAAGGGGTTCTGCCATTCAAATGAGGGTGTGCGAGCCGCTCCACGCAAGAAAGCGCGAATGGCATCACGTTGCGTGTTGGTGAGATTATTGAGTACGAGTGACCACTTCTCTGTTGCTGCGTTTATGCCGAAAGTTACGGACTGTCCGTAACCATCCCCGTATTCGGATCTACGCGCTTTGCTATCTAAGTTTCTTGATGTAGTGAAATCAGGGATCCATGTAAAGGCGGTTACAGGTACATTACTTACGGCTATGTTGGTTTGCCCTGGTACGTAGACCAGTTGAAACTCAGCGGAGATTGTTGTAAGGTGGCACGAGTCGAGGGTTAAGTCCCAAGTTGTGCAGATAAATTGAGCGGTTTCGTTGAAGGGCGTTACCCAGGTGAAGGGGGTTGTGCCATTCTGCGTGGCGAAGAAGCTCAGCAGATTCGTGCGATCGGTGGAGTTGCGAGCGGAGAATGTAAGCGGCCACTTATCTGTGAGAAGGTTTATTCCATCTTCGACGCGGAGCGTGAATCCGTTTGCCTCGTACCCACGGATGCGCGGCTGCGACCGCTCTTCTGCAGGAAAATCGGGTGTGTATGAAAATGTCGTCATCGCCGGCGACTGGAGTCAAGCAGTCCGCCTGGGCGCTGTTGCTGGACGATCTCCGCACGCACGGCTGCGCCTACGACTGCGCCGAGCGCTTGGCCGTTGCTCTGGTCGCTTTCGACGGCGGTGCCCTTGGCGTCCACGTTCACGTTGACGACGACGCCCGTTCCAGCGCCGCCTGCCTCGACGCCCAGCCTTCCGCTGGGGAGGCGGCGTAGGGGCATGATGGCTTCCGGGCCAGCCTCACCCATAAGTCCGAGGCGGCCGGCGCCGCCATTGGCGAAGGGGAAAAGCGTCGGCTTATCGACGATGCCGCCCATGGCAAAGGGCACCACATTATTCTTGGCGAATACTCCGCCATAGCCAAATGCCATGCCGGGGATGCTCGCAGGGTTGAAGGGCATACCAGGAACAAGGGCCGATGCTGGCGAACCACCAGGAGCAATGGCGCCGATGATCTGCATGATGCTGCGCAGCACCATTTGCTGAATGATCATGCGAGCCGTATCCCTAAGGATCGAGGCGGCGAACTCCTGGAAGTTGGCGGTGCCGGTGGTGACGAGGCTGAAGATGGCGTCCTCGACGCCCTTGATGCCGGTCTGGGCGAGCTGGGCCGTGGCCTCGCGCATGGTGCCGATCGACTGGACGTAAGCTTCGGCGCCTTCGCGCAAGCCGAGGCCGATGCGCTCGTCTTGGCGAGTGCGCATCGCCTTGTTGAAGGCTTCTGCAGCTTCTGCATTTTCTCGCAAAAGCCGCGCACGCTCGGCGTACTGTTCGTTCTGCGCAGCTAAGACGCTCTGAAGTTCGGCTGCTCTATCGGGGTTAGCTTTAACAAGCTGATTGTACGTAGTTTGTGCTTGGTTTTGCTCTTGCCTGATACCGAGTAAGCGTTCTTCCAGGTCTACAAACTCAGGGCGCACGCCTTCTAGGGTGAGGCGGTTACGCAGAGTCTGCAGTTCGTTACTATCGCGCATTGTCGCGTTTTGTTGCCTAAGGGCATCTGTGGCCTTGAGCGTGAATTGCTCAAATAAGGTAGCGCGTTCCTTAGATACGTTGGCTTCGATAAGTTGTAGCTGCGCTTCGGCCTTGTTTACGTCGAGACCCTCGATAACCGCACCACCGCTCGCTCTGATTGCGCGATTCTGCTGGGCTGCGGCGCCTGTGGGCATCCGCGCGGTTCCGGCAGATTGTGTGGGACGTACGAAATACCCTGATTTGAAATAATCCAAATCGGGGTAGTTACCAGCAGTAAGACCGCGCTTACGAGACTGGTGGAACACATTATTTCCACCTGTATACACGCCTACATGCGGAGTATCGCCGGGACGCCCAGTAGCAACAATATCGCCGGGACGCAGTTTACTCCAGTCCCGCATAACCGTACCTGCATTGCGTACTGTGTCTGCCCATGCAGTTACACCGGGCAAAGTTATACCTAAAGACTTGTAGAAGCTCTTAACAGCCTCAGAGCACTGGTTTGCGATGCCTGTGAATTTTGCTGCCTCTGCAGTTGCCTTTGCGATGGCAGTAGCACTGATGCCCGTACCACCGGCGCTTAGTGCCGCTGCACCTTGGTCTGCAAAGGTGGCACGTACTGCAGCGCTTTGTTGCGTCTGCTTGGCCAGGCGTACGTCTTGAACTGCGCGGACACGGCGCTCCTCGATTTCGCGGAGGCTGCGCTGCAGATCCTCAAAGTTGCTTACGATGTCGCGTGCTGCACCAGTTTCGCGCATGATGCGATTCTGTGCTTGGGCGTCGTCTAGGCGTTTTTGTAGTTCGTAGCGTTGACGGTCCAGCTCGATTTGGTGCTGGAATACCCTGTCGGCTGCACGCAGCTGCTGGTCGAGCAGGGTGTTGGCCAGGCGCTGCTGTTCGGCGGCCGCGGCTTGGCGCTCTCTCTCTGCTTTGTCCTTGGCTGCTTTTTTCTTCTTTTCCTCGTCTGTGGCAGGGGAGGGGAATACGGACGGGCTTTCTGCAGTGCTCTGCTGCGCCTGCGGAAGCTTAAATATAGGTGACATTGCGGTAGCACCCGCCGCTATACCCTTTGTTACAGCCTGGCCTACATCTGCAATTCCAAGCAGTTTGAGGCCCGCCAGCAAAGGATTGCTGTAGTTGATCATGTTGCTGACGGTTTCGCGCCAGCGGCCTTTGATGAAGTCAAAAATGCTAGACCAGAACTTACCTACATTAGTGGCCACTATCTGCATGGTATCTCCTAGCCCTCCCACGTCTATACCGATAGCCTTTAACGCTGTAGAGCTTATTGTTTGCAATCCTGTGAAGAAACTGCCAATACGAGTCCAGAACGCAGAGACATCGTTGGCGATACTATCCCAAAACGCTTTAGCAACCTGTAGGTATGCAGGCATTCCCGTGGCGAAGAAATCCCGTACAGGTGCTGTGAAATCCATAAACGCATCACCGGCAGCACCGATTGCCTTAGCCACGCCCACAAACCCTTGTGCAGCAGCGACTACGGCAGGTGTGATGTCGGTTATAAATATGGCAAATGCGTTTTGCAAATCGGCACCCAGAGGTTGCAGAGCGCGTCCTACCTCTAGTTGCATGTTTTGCATTGCAACTGTCAAACGAGCGCCGGCTTCTTGGCTGGACTTGGCGATCTTGAGTGCCGTTTGTCCGTACTCAGTACTGATTAGCTGCAGGAACTTCATTAGGTCGTTCAGACCTACTTGGCCTTCCTGGAGCGCCTTTTGCAGCTGAGGGCCGGTCATGCCGGCCGCCTTGGCGAATAGGACAAATGTGCCGGGTAGACGCTCAGCGATTTGGTTAAGTTCTTCGGCGCTGACCTTGCCCTTGGAGAATACCTGCGTGAGTGCGAGGAGGGCGCCATCGGCCTGCTCGGCGTTGCCACCAGTGGCTTTCACTGCCTCGCTTACTGCACGGAACGCGAAGGCCGAGTCGGTAACCGTTCCACCGGCGCCGGTCACAGCGGCACTTAGTTGGGTCATGCTTCGGATCGCAATCTCCTGGGGGATGTTGAGATCGCGGGTCGCGGAGTCAGCAGCTGCCAAAGCGCGGGTGTAAGCGTCCTGGGAGCCAAGAATGCCCCGCAGAGCGATCTGCAGCTTGTCGATGCGGGCCGAATAGTCGGTGACGCCACTGAGCTGCTGGCGGAACATGCCGACCTGCGCACCAGCGGCTGCGCCAGCGAAGGCGCCGCCCACGCCGCCCACGGCCAAGCCGCCGAGACCGCCGATCAGGCCCTCGGGGCCGCCAAAAATGCCACCACTAAGCGCCGCGCCGACGCCCTGGGCGAGCTGCATCCCGCTTAGGCGGCGGCCCCCGGTAAGACGCTCGCGTCGTGCCGTGAGCTGCTCCAGTTTCTTAGTTGCTGTATCAAAAGCGGGCGCGGTACGGCCAACGGCATTGCGTAGTTCTGTCCAAGCGCCTATCTGCGCTTCCAGACTATTTACGCTGCCGTTACTTGCTTTTGTAGTCTTATCAATATCAACATAAATGTCGCGCAAGGGGCGGCGTGCTCGTTCGGCAGATTTGCCCAAATTGTCGAATTGAGCGGCTAACTGTCCCCCTAGTGCTGGAGATACGCCTACAGCAGCGCTAGGCAGATCGCCACCACGTAGAACCGCACGCTCATCGAGGAACGCGCGACTACCCCTCGTGGGTGCTTGACCTTCGGATGGGCCAAACGTGACTTCAGTGCGCCCTGGAACGAGACGACGGGCACCGCCGCTAATCGCAGCGCCCGTACCAGCGGCAGAGGTTTGGCCAGCCGCAGGTAGTAGCAGAGGAGTGTTAGCCACACCTTCACGTACACGGCGCCCCAGTTCCTCAATCGCCTGCTCCTGGCGTGCAACTGCAGCTCGGTTGAAATAGTTATCGCGTATGCGCTTATTAGCGGCGTTCTGCTCGGCTGTGGCAGCCTGCGTCGCCATAGTGCTTACATTACGATATGCGCCAGCAAGATCGTTAAGCTGTTTTTCTAAAACACGAACCTGGTTAGCGTTTTGTGCGTAGGCAGCACTGCCTTCGGAGGTTGTGGTATCAAGTTGCTGCATTTCTGCACGCAACGCTGTTACTACTTCCTGTAAATTGCGTGTACTGTTTGCTACGGTTTTGGTTTGTACGCCCATTAGCAGCGCTTGAGCGTAGCCGCGTGCCACCTCAGTGGACTGCCGCTGCACGCCCGTCAGCTGCATAAGCGTTTGCAGGTATTCAATACTGTTGCGGTCTAAGTTAGCGAGGTCTTGCTGCAGTTCCTTTATTTGTTGTGCGTAGGCAGCGTTTGTATTCGGTAATTCGGGCAGGGAGGCACCTTCAAACCCAAAACGGCGTAGGTACTCAGGGTCTTGTGTTATTGCTGCGGATTCGCTTACGCGGCGGCGTTCCAGGATGCGTGGGGCGCCAGAAAGCTGATTGAGGCGACGTTGTGCCGTAGCCAGCTTGTCGGCGGATGCAGTACCTTCTTTAAGGATGCGATTGTAGTCTTCCCATTGCTTAAGTACCTTGTCTGGCTTTACCGCCAGCATGGCGGTCAAGGAACTGTAATGCTTTCTGTTTGTTATTTCTCCCTGTTCTAAGGTAGCTGTAAGCCGCTGAATATCTGCGCCTAGCTGCTGGTGTACTTTGCCGTTTAAGGTAGCTTGATTTCTGAGGTCTTGAAGAGATTTTACATGCTCGCGTATAGATACTGCGGACTGCGCATGAGCCTTTGACTCATCGACAATAATGTCACGCAAGGCTGTAATTTGCGTGTCTGTAAGGCGTGACTCTTGGCGCAACTGTGCCAAGTCTTTATTTAGGCTTTGCCATACGTCGGAGCCGCGCCTAGCCTCGCCGACTAAAGCAGTAAAGGCATCGGTAAGTCCCTTGTTAGCTCGGGCGGTATCTCCTAATTCGGTTTTTAGCTCAAGCAGCCGTTTGCGAGCAGCATTAAGCTGATCATCCGTACCTCTTGTTACTTTTGTAAGTTCTCTAAAGGAACTGCGTAGCTTATTTAATTCTTCAAAACCTTGGATACCTAGCTGTACAACAATATCCTCAATCTGCTTAGCCATCCCGCTTATCCTCCCCCTTAGCCAACGCGCTGAGAGCGGCAGTTTCCATGATCTGCAGGCCCTCCAGCATGTCGAGGCGGTCGTCCACGCAGTATAGATCCATCAGACCGCCAGGCATCAGCAGCACCTCGTATTTCAAGCCTAGGTAGCCCGCCATGGTGGTGTTCCACTGCGTCTGCATTCTTAGGAACATCATTACGATGTCCCAGTTTTCGTCCCAGACCTCGTAAGGGGCGGCGGGTTTGGGTTTCGCGTCTTCGGGTAAGACTAAGCCGAAGACTTTGGCATCGTCTTCGGTCTTATCTTCCTCCTGCTTACCGCCTACCCAGAACTCCGCCGCACCCTTCAGTTTCCCGACTTAGCGCCGTCGAAGGTCTCGGTGTAAGCCTTCAGGACACCGCGCACCCAGTAGGGGTCGTCGGCGAAGTCGGTGAGCGCTTCGATGGAGAAGGGGAGGTCGGTGCCGTCTTCGTCGCTGATGCCGTTCCAGCCGAGCACGACGGCTTTGAGCAGGGGCAGATCGCCCTTCTCGCTGAGTTTGCCGAACTCCTTACGGCCCAGGCGCTTGAAGGTGATGTCGAAGGTGCTGGAGTCGAACGTGCCGCCGTCAGCGGGTTCTTCGATGGTTACAGGCCACTTGAAGGTTTTGACCTTCTTGCGAACGAACGCCATAAGCTGTTCGGATGAGTTACTGGATGTACCGGCTTAGTGTAGGCGCTTTTCGCGTAAGCGGCATCGCAGCAAAAACCCCCTAAGCGGCGTGGCTTAGGGGGCTGGTGGTGCGCGGCGGCGTGGCTCAGGCGTAGATCAGGCGGATCTCGTCGTTGCCGGTGGTGGAGGGCACAGCGGTGTAGGGCAGGGCGAGCATATGGATGCCGTCCTGGTCGGAGTAGCTGGGCGCTCCGATGTCCACGCGGTTGGAAACCAGCGAGACGATGTTACCGGCGGTCGTTCCATGGATGAAGGAAAGATCGCCGAGAGCGTTGTCGGTGAGAGAGGTGGTGAAGTAGTCCTTCCCTGCGATGGTGGGTGCTTCGATCGTTGCGGTGCCGGACACCGAGCGATCGGTGAGCAGCACTTCCTTGGTGCAGCCGACGAGTTCGCGGTAGATGATGCTATTGCCGATGTCCATGGCAACCGACTGGAGGCAGCCGGAGTAGCCGAGGAGGTTGAAGCCGCCGCTGTTGCCTGCCTTGAAGACGAGCGGTGCGGCCTGGTCGGCGTAGGTTACGGAAGGCGCGGCGGTGTCGGTGGGGGCGTTGTAGATGCCCGTCATCGTGAAGTCGAGGGTCGGGATCTGGCCGACAGTGGTGTTCAGTGAGAACGTGCCACGGGCGCCGGTGAGCTTGTGGAGAACCCCGTCAATGTTGTAGTAGAGGGTTACCGAGCTGAAAGCGCTGCTGACGGGGGTGTAGATGGTCTGGAGACCGATGCTGTAGACGCTGGTGTTGTCAGGGGTGACGTCGCCGGCAAGGGCGCGGAGGGAGGCGACGCGGGTAGAGCCCACGTAGCCGGTGACGAGCGCGACGGTGCCGCTGCCAGTGCCGCCGGTGATGCGGATGATCTGGTTCTTGTAGGCGTCGTTGGTGGCGCTGGAACCGACCGCCAGCGTGATGCTGTTCAGGGCGCCCGCAGTGGCGGTGCCGGTGACGGCGGGACTGACGGCGGTCTCGGCGAAGCCGCAGGCTTTCAGGATCGAGCCGTAGCGGGGTGCGGTGCCGGCAGCGCCGCTTCCGGCCAGTTCAACGCTGAAGGTGCATTCGACGCGAACGTTGGCGAGCAGCTGCTCAGAGGCGCCCAGGTAAGGACGAACGAGGTCACGGTTGACGCTCTCGCTCTGGACCGGCGTGATGTTGAGGTCACGGACCAGCACGGCGTCGGTGCCCAAGGGAGAGGGGTCGGAGCCGTAGGTGGCCTCGATCTCCGCCAGGAGGAGGCGCTTACGAGTGAGGAGTGCCATCGTGAATTACCTGGGGGTGTCTGAATGCTGCGTACGCTGCACAAGCGTCCGCTGGCCGGTTGAGGAGTCGAGGGTGTACGAGCCGCCTTGGCCGCTGTACTCATCAATAAGCATAGGTGCGGGCGCTTCAACAGATTCTGCTGCGGCTTCTTGTTCCAGCTCTTGCAGACTGTCCTCAGCAACTTCGCTGCTCAGGACATCCTCGGATGGTGCTGTAGTTCTTGCCATAAGTGCTTGGGGGCTGCGGCGATTCTACGTGGCGGACATGGCACAGTTTGCGGGCTTAGCTGCTTAGCGTTGCCACTTGCGTGCGATAAAGGACGCGGAAGTTGTTGAAAATTACGCCTACGGGGGTGTCGGCAGCTTCTAAGGTAAATTCGGTGGGGCCTGGTTGGATGTCTATGCAGAGACCGCCCAGAGTAAGGTCGGCCATTAGTTTGCTGTGCAGCGACTCGATTATGGGATCGGCGGCTTGATCGGGTACCGCATCGCGCACGATAATTACCACGCGCATGTTTAGTGTGTGATCGAGTGTGGGCAGCGATGTGTTCTGCGTCGGCACGTTGCTTACGGGCTCGACGATGAGGGCGGCGCTCTCGGCGCGTGCCACCGGCTCGACGCGGCTGCGGTAGATGCGCGTGCCAACGCCAACGGTGCCGATGAGCGTGGTGCGCACCGCGCTAAGGATTTGCTCGCGCTTGGTTGTCACTGACTTACTCCGAAGGCGACGATGCGGCCTCGCTTAAGCGTGATGTTTGTATTATTGCTGTGGTTGGCTACCTGCAGACTAAGTTCGTCGTTGGCGGCCATGTTGACAAGCCAATGCGTAATTAGCGGGGCGTCATTACTGCTGCTAAAGGTACGGCATTCGGTTTCGGTAATGCCTGTGCCGTTCTTAGCTAGGCGAAGCCCAATAATCTGGTTGTTACCGGCATGTGCATCAACGGCTGCATTTACACTTACGAGCTGCGCAGAGCCGCTCGTGTTTTTCAGCGCGAAAAGGTCGGTGGTGCCGAGGCTTAGGCCGTAGGCGGTGGTGGAGTCGAAGGTTGCGGTTAGGCCGGTGGAGACGTAGGTGCCTTGGGTGGCGATGCTTACGGTGCCGGTGTTGGCGTAACTGGCTTGGCCGCGGACGTGGACGCCGGCCAGGAAGTAGGGGAGGGCGTTCCAGGTGGTGGAGCCGGTGCCGACCTTGATTTTGCGCGTGTCGGACTCGATGCCCATCTCGCCGGAGAGGAGCGTGGGGTTGGCAGCGGTCCAGGCCGCTGCGGTGTCCGTGCGCAGTTGGATCTGGGCGATGGTGCTCATGCTGTACCCCCACTGATGTCGTTGCCATCAATGTAAGTGGTGGAGGCGGCACCGCCGTCGATCAGTGGGTTGAGCTGATCTAGGCCGAGGTCGTCGATCGAGACCCTCGCACCGTTAGCGCTAATCGGGGTGGTGGAAGTGCTGTGCGTGGTTTCCAGGTCGCGTTGTAAGGATAGTTGCGTGAACACCCCGTCGCTAATTAGGACGTTGGCGCGTACGGTATAGGCTGCGCCGTTTACGGTAAGTTTTGAGCCGTAGAGTAGGTCGCCAAACTTAGAGGATTCGCAAGTAAGTGTGTATTCGGTGCTGATTACTTGGCCATCGACGATTAGTTCGCTGGGCATGTCGAGAATGCCTAGGCCGGATGCGGTGCCTGCCACAACGCTTACGCCGAAGTCGGCTAGGTACAGGCCGGTGTCTTCGGTGATCATCGGAGGCAACGTGCGTAAGGAAAAGCCCAGCTAAGCGACGACGGTGCGCGGCCTAGCTGGGCTTGGTGGAGGTGCGGCTTAGCCGTACTTCTTGACGCCAAGGCCATTCACCGAGAAGGTGAAGGAGGGGCTGCTGGTGCCACCGATCGTGTAGGTGACGCGAACGAAGCGGGCGGTTTCATCCGAGCTGATCACGAGCTTCTGGTGCGAGGCAGTGCTGGTGACGCGGGTGAAGGCGGCGCCGGTGACGGCGGCGTAGGTGCCACCGAGGGTGTCGCTGGCCTCGACGGTCACGTCGAGGGTGGGGTTGGTGCCGGCGCTGGCGGCGGCGGAGTCGAGCACGAGCACGACATCGCCGTCGTATGCCTGCAGGTCGAGGCCGGTGGCGCTGCCGGTCGCGGTGCGAGCGGCGGTAGCGTGGAAGGACAGCAGCTCAAGCTTGTCGAGCGCCTGTTGAATGAGGGCCATTGGTCAAGCCTCCTCGGCGGTGGGGGTTGGGGTGGTTTTGCGGGGCCGCTTGGGGGCCTCACAGATGAGGGCGGGCTCTACGGCAGGTTCGGGAGCGGGCTCGGGGGCGAGCTGCGCCTTGTTCATGCCGATGAGCAGATGGGCGTCAGCGGGGGTGGCTTCAAGGATGGAGCCGGCGCTTACCGGCTCCCCCGAGACCATCACTGAGCGAAGGATCTCGATCCTCATGGCGATCAGGTGCCGAAGCAGAAGGCGCCAGGTTGCTTGACCGCGAAGTCAACGTCCTGGAGGGCGATGACGCGGACCGTGCCAGCGGTGGAGCCGGCGTAGGGATCGACGGTGAGGTCGAGGCCGGACCACATGCCCACGACGAACTGGGAGAAGTCGCCGAAGAGGCAGTCGTTGTTGCCGAGCTGGTTGCTCACGATCACGGGGTAGCCGTTGATCTCGTCGTTCTCGTAGACGAACTTGGCTTCGGTGCCGGCGACGCTGGTGCTCTTGAGGGCACCGCGGGCGGCGGCGTTGATGATGTAGCGCATCGAGCCGGCGTCGGCGTTGGCGGTCGCCACGTCGGTTTCCATGCCGATGTACTCGGCGAAGGTGCCAAAGGTGCTGATCGTCTGAGCGCCGATGCCGGTGGTGTTGGTCAGGCCGAGGGGCTGGTTGGTGGAGCCCGTGCCGTAGATGGCAGCGCGGTCCAGCTCAAGGGCGATGATCTTGGCCAGGTCGGCACGGATCATCGACTCCACGTCGATCGAAGCCTGGAGCAGCAGGCGGCGGCTGTAATCGACGAAGGCGCCCACGGTCTTGGGCGTCATGTTCACCTGTTCGATTGCCTGCTGGCTCTCGGTGGGTGAGCCGCTTTCGCCGACCCAGTAAGCGGTCGCGGCGGAAGATTGTTTCGGGATGCTTACGTTGCCTTGGAGGCCGCTCAGCATGGTGACGCCGGCTTGCATCATCGCCATGCGGTTACGCAGGAGGTCGATGAAGCTGCCGCTCAGCAGATCGGTGGAGACGAGGTTGCCACCGGCGGTGCTGGTGCCGACCACGAGGTCGCGGCGGAGCACTTCGTTGGGGATGACGATGCCGTTGGAGGAGCGCTGATACTTCTCGGCGGCAGCCTTGCCGACCTCGATTTCAAACGCGGCGGCTTCGCGGGCAGCGCGATCGCCGGGGGCGATGAGGTGGTTGAGGGCGCGGACGAAGGAGAAGCTGCGAACTTCCTTGTCGGTGAGGCCGAGGGCGGCGGAGTCGTCGTCATGGACGCGACCTTGGACTTCGACGCGGGTGCGTCCGATTTGGTTCAGCACGGCTTCGCGGGCTTGGTCGAGGGTGGATTCGTTGTCGATGAGGGTGTCAGCCAGATCGGTGCCGATCTGGTGCTGGGCGCACATGGCGCGGATGGCCGCAACACGCTCACGCTCGGACTGCCGAGCGGCGGATTGGACCTCCTGAACGTTGGTGGCTTGTTCCATGGATGGAGGATCTTGGGGGAAGTCAGCTCCGCGCTCGGCGGTCTGCTTAGTTTCTAGTGTAGGGGTTGACGCTTGATTTGTTTCTTGCGTCGTAAGTGGCGTGGGAGATGTGTTGGTGTCGTCGAGTGCGCGGCCCAGGCCAACGGTCTGGTCGGCGGGCACGCTTACTGAGGAGACTTCCAGAACGTTCCAGCCCACTACTTGCATGTCGCCGTTGGATGCTTCGCGCACATCGTTGATCTCGTAGGCGAAGGATACGTTGCGGACGATGCCCGCTTCGATGTCACGACGACGCTTGTATTCTTCGGTGCCTTTTTCGGTGGTGTTGGGGCTCCATTTCGTTTTGACGTAGAGGCGGCGATCGTCGCCAAGCCAGGCTTTTTCGGCGACGCCGAGCACCACGTCGCGGTTGTGGTTCCAGAGCCAGGGGCCGCCGTCGTTCATGCGGGCCAGGTCCATGGCGCCGTCATCGTGCATCAGCACCTCGCGGCCCCACCAGCGCTCCACGGGCGCCTCGGAGCTGAAGCTAAAGGTAAGCCCCGTAGTGGTGCTTTCTTCGACGCGGAGACCTTGCGGAGCTTCGCGCCTAAGCACTTCCTTACTGATGGCCTTGATGTCGATTTTGCCGTCCATGGACTTGCCTGTAGCGGGCTCAAAGGAGATGGGCGTGTAGTCGTGATCGCTAAGCCACTTCTTAGCTTCACTTACTGTAAAGCGTGCGGCGTCGAAGCGTAGGGCTTGTAGGCGCACGGGATCGTCGCCTTTGATTCCGTAAATGGAGTCGATACCTTGGGCGAAGTCGTTGTTCTTGCGGCGGAAGCGGTCGAACTGGCCGGGGTCTAAGAGGCGGGCAGCGTGTTCGTTGGGGTAAGGGCGCTGTTCCAGGCTGCGGTCGTCTTCGCTGTCGTCCGAAGGTTCGTCGAGGGGCTCGATCTTGCGGAGCGTCGAAAACTTATGGCCGACGAGGGTTTCGGTTTCGCTCCAGCCGTCCTGCTTAGGGCGGTAGATGCGAATCAGGGCGGCGGGGTCGTCGGCGGAGGCGTCGATGCTGAAGTCGCTGCCGGGGACGCCGAGGGTGCCGGTACGCATGACGTGTTCGATGCGCCCGCGGGCCGTGCCACCGCTGGACTGCCAGGCAACGAAATCGCCCTCACTCAGCTCGCCGGCTGCGGCGCGTTGGGCTGCGTAGTCACGCACAGACTTAGCGGCGAGGCGCACTTCATCGGCAGAGGTAGCGGTACGGCCTTCGGCTGAGGCGTCAGCCTGGGGGGTGAGCAGCTGTTCTGGGATGATCCAGAACTTGCAGGCGCCTTCGGGGGCGATGTCGCCAGCGACGACTTCGCAAGCGCGAGGGCCGGCGTAAAAGATGCAGTTGGAGCACTGCATCCCTTCGCTGGCGAAGGGGCTGACAGGCATGTAATGAGCGCCGTGAGCGCCAATGCCCTGATCAAACTGACCGAGATCATCGACAATTTCCTCCAAGGCTTCGTAGAGCGCAACTTGGGGAGCTGTAAGGTCTGGCGTCAGCTCGCGTTGCTGATCGGCGGTGGCGTCCATCACGGCCATAGTTGTTGTGTTGTGCAGTCTATCGGTGGCGCTTTTTATGGTTTTGGCCTTAGCGTCGGCCCAGGTCTTGCCGGGATCGCCGCCCCAGGCGGCCCAGGCGACGCGGCCGGGTGACGGATAAGCGGGGCTGCCCGGTGAGTAGCCGTCGCCCTGCTTGTCCACTTCGTGGCGAGCGAACCAGGCGGACATCGTGATGACGGTGGCGGGGCTCAGCTCATTACCGCTGAGGATTTGGGTGGCGCGGCGGGCTGCTACGGAGGTGCCACCTTTGCGTCCCTCGGCCTTCCAGGCGCGGTAGCGCTCGGCCTCGGCCCGCATCCCCTTGGTGGGCATGAGGTTGATCTCGGTGCCGTTGACGTTGGCCATAAGCGGAGGCGCTAAGGGGCGGTGGGGCGTGGGGGCGGTAAGTGCTAAGGGGCAGTGGGGCGGCTTAGCGCTGCGGCTTAGCGGCGGCGCTGAGGTCGGTGCGGAGGTTGATGGGCTCGTCCTCGCCCTCTAAGTAGAGGGGTTCGATGTTGCGGCCGGGGGTTTCTGTGGGTGGATCGGTGGAGGTGGGAGCGGGGGAGGCGCCGCTTAGGCCGAGTTCTTGTTTGAGTTCGTTCTCCTTGCTGATGGTGGTCATGGTGCTCATGAAGTCGTTGCCGGTGTACTCCATGATTTGTTCGGCGTGGGTTTGGAGCTGCAGGGCGCGGCTCATTTCCATGGCCTTCATCTCTTTGGCCGGATCGACCCAGCTCCAGGCGCGAGCCTGCCAGTGCGGGGTGTTGTAGCGCTCAGGTCGGGTCCATACGTCGCTGAACATCGGCATGGGCAGCTCAGCGAGCGCGGCCGCGGCGAGCCACTCCTCAAATACGCGCTGGTGTACCTGCTGAATTAGTACCGACTGGATTACGCGCCAGTGATCACGGTCTTCCAAGATGCTGAGCCTGGAGGAGCTGTAATTGGTGTCCGAAAAGTCACGGCTAAGGGTCTCGTAGGAGCAGCCGTAGCCGGCGGCGAAGCGGCGGGCGAGGGTGCGTACCACCGCTTCGTATTGGCCGTCGTCGGGGCCGAAGTCGGGCGGGATGGCGGTTTCGCCGGGGAGCAAGAAGTTGTAGCTGCCGGGCTCGGTGTTCCAGAGGCGCTTGCTGTCCTCCAGGGCGGGCGTGCCGTCGGGGTTGGTGCTGCCGAAGGTCTCAGGCTCGGGGGTCTGGATCCAGCCGAGGCTGTTGGCCTGCACACGCTTCCGCGTCCAGTGCGCCTCCTCGTACTTACCGAGATTCCACGACGTAGTAATTACCGAGGCGAACCAGGGGACTCCGCGTGTCTGCCCGACGCGCTCAGGCATAAAAACGTGTATAAAATCGGCAGCATCAATAAAGAGATGCTTCTCATTACTGCCGATGTAGTTGGTGAACTCAACGTCACCAGGGTGCTTACGCAGAATTGCGTAGCGGGTGGGCCTGCCCCATTCATTTAGCTCAACACCCATACGCCAGTAGTGCTTAGGGCGGTCGCTAAGTCCGGTGTATTCGTCGTCGATTTGATCGGCTTCGATTAGCTCCAGGCTTAGGGGGACTTTGCTGCGGCCCATGGGCTGGCGGACCAGGCGGATGCCGATCTCGCCGGATTCGGGTAGGGCGCCGACGATGCTGAGTTCGATCCCGTGGAAGCTGAGGCGGCCGGTTACGTCGCAGGAGTCGGGGCGGCACCAGTGGTTCCAGGCGGCGAGGAGGGCGGCGTTGCGGCGCTCGTCCTTTTCGCTGCCGTCAGGGCGGAGCACCTGGGGCTGCATTTGGATGCCGCGGGCGCCGACGACGTTGATTTGGGTGGTGCGCTTGGCTTGGCGGGCGTAGGGGTTGTCGCGGACCAGCGCACGGCTGCGGTTGCGTAGCACCTTGAGGCTGCCGCGGATCTCGGCGTCGGCGCTGTTGCCGGAGGCGAGGAAGTCAGCCGTGAAGCGGTTCCACTTAGCGGCGTCGTAGGCGCGGCGGCCGTGTCGCGCAATGGCGAGCTGGCGGCGGAACCAAGTGCGAAGGCCCATGGTGGCTCAGTTGAAGCGGACGTAGAGGGAGCGACCATCGCCGCGGCCGGCGTTCAGGCTGTTGGCCATGCGGTCGCGGGCGATTTCGGCTTTGAGCTGATCGCGCCACTGGATGAGCTGCGCCAGGTCGGCGCGTTTCACCATACGACCACCTGTAGGTGTGCCGATCCGATATTCTTGCGCACCTGAGATAAGGGTGCGAATAGCGGCTTCTACTGCTTCCAGGTCCGCTAGACGTTGCGCAGCTGGAGACGCCATCTGACTACTACGTTTCGCCTAAGTCTAGGTGGTAAGCGTTGCAGTGATACGCGGTAAGCACTGCGCTGGCTTAGTGGACGCGAGGCGTGGGGGCGCTGCGGCTTAGCGGCCGAGGACGTTGAAGGCGGCGGAGGAGCGGGCGGGTTGGGAGGGGGCGTCGTCGGGGGAGGGGCGGAGCTTGCGTTCCAGCTGCTCCCAAATGGTGCGGCGGTCGTAGAGCTGGTAGAGGCGGTGCAGGGAGGCGTAGGCGTAGACGAGTTCGTCGAGGGCTTCGTTGGGCTGGCTGCTCTTCTTTACCCAGACGCGCTGGGGGTAGCCGTTCTTGTAGCGCATTACCTGCTTTTCGGCAGTTAGTTCCTCAAAATAGTCGAGGGGTGTTTTGGCGTGGAAGTGGAGGTAGCCGGGACCGGGTTCGTTGTGTTTTAGGCGGCCGAATAGCAGCGATTTGATAGCGTCGGAGCCTACGGGGAATACTTGGGCGCCTTTGCGTAAGGTTTGGCCTTTGTGGTTGAGATCGACCTTGCTGGCCTTGCCGATTGGTGGCTTGCCCTTAGTGGACATGCCTTTGATGGCGATGACGCCCTGGGCGGCGCGGTCGCGGGCGTAGGCGTAGACGGTGGCGGTGTGGTGGCCGCCAGAGTCGATTGCGCACACACTAATTCGCAGGTCAATTCCGTCTTCGCTTAAGAATGGACGTGCTAATACTTCGTCGAGTTGTTTCCATACGTCGGGGCGTGAGGGGTCGCCGTAGAGTTTGCTGCGGTCGATGAGCCACGCCTCCTCTTCGCGTCCCCACGCCCAGACGCTGAGACTTAGGCGGTCGTCCTGGCAGTCGCAGCCGATCGTGAGCGCCAGGGCGGAGGAGGGGACGATGAGGGCTTGGTAGGTCTCCTTGGCGGTGCGTTCCAGCAGGGCGGAGGCGCCGATCTTGGAGGCGTATTCATCTTCCCAGACCTCGCCTAAGACGGTGTTTACGAAGGTCTTTAGTTGCTCGGCGTCGTTCTTCGACTCCAAGAACTCTTCGACCAAATTAGACCATGAGGCGTTGGGGGAATAGGAGTAGGCGGCCCAAATGTGGAAACTTACGTGCTTGCCGTTGCCGGGGATTGTGGAGCGCCATTCGCCGCGTTCGACCATCCAACGCTTCTTAGAGTGTGGGATGAGTTCGTTGCAGGATTCGCACTTGTAGGCGGTGGTGGAGGGGTCGTTGTCGGTCCAGGTCATCTGAGCCCAACGCAGGTACTGCATGTGGTTGCAGTGGGGGCAGGGCACGAAGTAGCGGCGCTGATCGCCTTGGGCGAAGAGGCGCTCGATGCGGCTGAAGTCCTTGATGGTGGGGGTGGAGCCGGCGACGATTTTGCGGTTCCAGTAATACTCGGTTCGGCGGATGCCGAGCTTGATTTGGTCGCCCTCCGTACCAGCCGAGGGCGGGTAGCCATCGGTTTCGTCGAACAGGACGACGCGGCGGCTCACACGACGGAAGCCCCGCGGCGAGTTGGCCCCGACAAGGCTTAGCGTTCCACCCGGAAATTGCTTCTGCAGGATCGTGTTGGCGCCGTCCTTAGCTTTGGCGTCGCTTACGAGGCCGGCTAGGCAGGGGGTGTCGCGCAGCATGGGCGCGATTTCTTCCTTGGAATAGCCCTGCGCGTCTTCGATGGTGGGCTGCACCAACATCAGGGGGCAGGGGTCTTGGTGGATGTGATAGGCGATTACATGGTTGAGGATTTTGGAGTAGCCAACACGTGCCGACTTCATAAGGGTTACTTGTTCAATTAGCGGATCACTTATGGCGTCCATGATCCCCTTCTGGTAGGGGAGGGTGTGCCAGCGGCCACCCTCGGCGCTGCTCTCGACGCTGAGGTAGGCGTAGGTGTCGGCCCACTCGCTAAGCGTGAGGCGGCGCGGGGGTTTGAAGGCGCTAAGCGCCGCACTTTCCAGGCGAACAATACTGCTAAGCGGCGTAGTTACCATGTGTAAGTACTTAGGCGTCAGATTTAGCAGCGAGATCTTCCAGCGTCTCTCTTACGATGTCGTCGAGGAGGCTTATGGCGTCGGTGTCGAGGTCGGGGATGCGCTGTTTGGCCTTTGTGGGGATACCCAAAATCTTAGTGCGGGCCATGGTGATAATTTCGACCCATTTGGCCTCAACTTCCTCCGCTTTTACCAAAATTCGCTCTTTTTCCTTGCGTTCCAGCTCTAATAGCTCGGCTTTTAGGTGCTCGGTGCGGGCGCGGGACTCGTTGTAATCGGGTATGGCCTCGTTGGTTTCCGCCAGGTTGCCGCCTGAATCGGCCTGTTGATCGCGGCGCTCCTGGGGGGTCAGTTCCCCAGGCCGCTTAGGGGTGCGTTCGGTCGTTCCAGCAGGGGGCTTAGGGCCGCGGCCGATGCGTTTCTGGGTGTTGCGGTCCCATTCCTCGCGCATGGTGGCGGAATTTACGAGTTCACGACCGTCCCCGGTGCGTACCACCGATAGACGGTTTGTACGAATTGCTGCGTAGACCGCTTCACTGGTAACGCCGAGGGCTCGTGCCGCGTCCGCCTTTGAAATCAGTGCCATGTTTCTGATTGTAGCGTTGCTTATAGGCCATGGGTGGATTTCCGTGCTACCATGGCCGGTTTTCGATTTTTTGTGGGTAGGGATAAGTGTGTTTTTAGTGCTATCGAAACAACTTTTGAGCGTCGTGCCTAGGAATAATTTGCGCTTCGAAACCCCTCGCGGTCTGGGGGGCCAGGAAGGACCCTATCACACTACCGTTATGCCTCGGACCTGACGACATCACGCTAGCGTTGTGCCTGAGATCCGACGACATCACGCTAGTGTGATGTGATCGGCGGCCGTAAGGTGCGGCGGGTTAGCTACTGCGAGGGTGCGCAGCTCTGCAGCGGTTGGCTACTGCGAGGGTGCGCAGCTCTGCAGCGGTTAGCTACTGCGAGGGTGCGCAGCTCTGCAGCGGTTAGCTACTGCGAGGGTGCGCAACGTCGCCACGCTTAGCTAAGCGGGCCAGGGCTCAGGGCTCAGGGCTCAGGGCTCAGGGCTCAGGGGTGAGGGGTGAGGGGTGAGGGGTGAGGGGTGAGGGGTGAGGGCGGGCCACCCCCTACAGCTCAGCCCCTACAGCTCAGCCCCTACAGCTCAGCCCCTACAGCTCAGCCCCTACAGCTCAGCC